CCCAAGAAAAACCCAAGAAAAACCCAAGAAAAACCCAAGAGCCAATTCATTCAGTAAAAGGGTATAAACATTCGATAACATATATAGTATATTATCGAATCCTATCGAATCCGAATAATGTCCAACGAGATCATATCATCATCACAACCGGACGAAACCACCGATGAAATGTATGTGACGAAACGCGGAGGACAACGCGAAATCGTATCCTTCGATAAAATATTACAACGAATCAAAAAATTGGGCCAAGAAGCCGATATCAAGCTGAATTATACCGCCCTCGTCATGAAAGTGATTGACCAAATATATGACGGCATTTCCACCACGAAAATCGACGAACTTTCGGCGGAACAGTGTGCATCTATGGCGTCGATCCATCCCGATTATAATACATTAGCCGGTCGTATTGTGGTATCGAATCATCATAAAAACACGTCGGAATCGTTTGTCGAAGTCATGCGTGCCCTATATAATAACGTCGATAAACACGGCAAACATTCCCCCCTGGTATCGGAAAAATTTTACGCGAATATCGAAAAACACGCCGATATTTTAGATAAAATGTGCGTCTATAAACGCGACTATTTGATTGATTATTTCGGGTTCAAAACATTGGAACGTGCCTATTTGATTAAAATCGGGAAAAAGATAATGGAACGACCCCAACATATGTGGATGCGGGTTGCGCTCGGAATTCACGGGGATAATTTGAACCGCGTATTCGAAACCTATTTTTACATGTCGAATAAATACATGACACATGCGACGCCCACCCTATTTAATGCAGGAACCCCGCACCCCCAATTATCGTCGTGTTATTTGATTGCAATGGAAGAAGATAGTTTGGAAGGCATTTATAATACATTGAAAGATTGTGCACGTATTTCCAAATGGGCAGGTGGAATCGGACTGCATATACATAATGTGAGAGCGACCGGAAGTCAAATACGCGGAACCAATGGAACATCCACCGGTATTGTTCCGATGTTACGGGTATTTAATAATACGGCGAAATATATCGATCAAGGGTCGAAACGTAACGGTAGTTTCGCGATTTATTTGGAACCATGGCATGCCGATATCGAAATCTTTCTACAAATGCGGAAAAATCATGGGGACGAAGAGTTGAAAGCCCGAGACCTGTTTTATGCATTATGGATCCCCGATTTGTTTATGGAAAGAATCAAAAACGGCGGGCAATGGACACTCATGTGTCCCGATGAATGCCCGGGTCTATCCGATGTTTGGGGGGAAGATTTCGTGAAATTATATACGAAATACGAGCAGGAAGGAAAGGGTCGATGTTCGATGCCTGCGAGAGATTTATGGTTTCAAGTGATGGATTCCCAAATGGAGACGGGCACACCGTATTTATTATATAAAGACGCGTGTAATCGTAAATCGAATCAACAAAATGTGGGGACGATTAAATCGAGTAATTTATGTACGGAAATCATCGAATATTCCGATGCGAATGAAACCGCGGTATGTAATTTGGCAAGTATTGCCTTGGCCGCATTTGTAGATACAAAAGCCAGTCCACCTAAATTCGATTTCCATGATTTACACCGTGTCGCACGGTCGGTCACTTATAATTTGAACCGAATTATTGATATCAACTTTTATCCCACGGAAAAAACCCGGCGCAGTAATTTTAGACATAGACCGATTGGGATCGGAGTACAGGGATTGGCCGATGTATTTATGATGATGAATATGCCGTTTGCATCGGAAGAAGCCCAGTTATTGAATAAACAGATATTCGAAACGATTTATCACGCGGCATTAAGCGAGTCGTGTGAAATCGCCAAAACGGAAGGCCCGTATGAGACATTTAACGGTTCCCCTGCGAGTAAAGGCACCCTACAATTCGATTTATGGGATGTGAAACCGGATACGACGCGTTATGCATGGTCGGAATTGAAACTGGAAATCGCCAAACACGGGTTACGTAATTCTCTATTATTAGCACCGATGCCGACTGCATCTACCTCACAAATCTTGGGATATAATGAATGTATTGAACCGATTACGAGTAATATATATTCACGTCGAACTTTGGCGGGAGAGTTTATATTGACCAATAAATATTTGATGAATGATTTGATCAAACTCGATTTATGGAATGAAAAAATGAAAAACAATATTATCGCGAATCACGGTTCTGTACAACATATCGAGACGATACCGAAAGATTTGCGGGAAAAATACAAGACAGTATGGGAGATTCCGATGCGCCAATTGATTAATATGGCGGCGGACAGAGGGGCGTATATATGCCAGAGTCAGAGTCTGAATTTATGGATGGAAGACCCGAATTATAATACGCTGACGTCGATGCATTTTTATGCTTGGTCCAAAGGACTGAAAACGGGGATTTATTATTTGAGAAGGAGAGGCCGGCACCAAGCCCAACAGTTTACCATTGAACCGAAGAATAATCAAGATGTATCCCAAGAAGATGATATATGTGAAATGTGTTCGGCTTAACTACTCACATAATAAATCCAAGATTTTACAACATAAAAAAGAATGATTTTTATGTTGTTTTTTTTTGTAATAAATCCAGTTACGAAACCGACATAGATGTCGGAAACATCGGCTTTATTTTTATGAAACAGCGAAAACACGCCTCGGTATCAAACATGGCATCGTGTAAATTCGCCGGGGTTTCGTTAAACAAATGCTGGTATAACTCCACCAGTTTCGGCTGTTTTTTATAATAGTAAACCTCACCGGTTTCCTTGTGGATTCCTTCACGCATAATATTACATACGTGAATCCCGTATTTCATAGTACAAAACACTTCAACACGATTTGTCCGAAAATAATCATGGCTAAGAAATATCCAAGCAAGAGGACATTCAGACAATATGTTTATATTACGTCGATATTCGAGATTCAAAATACGAAGATCAAATTGGATATTATGACCTACAATACGCGAACATTTCATATATTCTCGATAAAATATTTGGAGCGCATCCTGAATCGGAATCCCTCGCGTATCACATAGTTCACGGGTAATTCCCGTGATTTTGGTGACTTCGGGGGAAATCACGACGTAGTCGGGAACACATATGATTTCGGAAAACCGAAACACTACTTTTTCCGAATGTTCGTCATATATGAGAAACGCCAGTTGAGTCATATAGGGTAATTCGTGTAAAGGCAGTGAATGTGCAGTATTTAAAAACAGACCCGTCGTTTCCGTATCGAAAACCATGGTTAAGCCAGAGACGTGATTCGTGTTCATTCTATAAGATAGATACCGTTTGGATTGCATTTGTTTATACAATGGATTTCCGTTCAATTTTATCAAAAGCATGGGTATATATTTCTTATCCAAACAAATATAAAAATTTGAAATGGAATCATATATATAATAATCAAGGTCGATGTCTTTTTCAAATACATCGAATCTAACATTTGTGACGTCTTTTGTGAATGTATATGACCCCCCCTTTGAAAACAAGGACGCGAATTGGCGGTTTGACCGATTCCGGGATATCGCAGAATCGGGTATTCAAATGTGTGTATATGCCGGTGCCGATTCCATCGAATTATTGCGTAATTTTGCAAAAGTATACCCGAATATTCAAATTATGCGTGTACTCAATATTGATGAAACCTGGGTCAGTCAAATATGTAAACAATACGACGATTCGATTACTTTACCCGACCATCGTAATGCACCGAAAGATATTCCCGATTATTTATATTTGATTAATTCCAAGATGGAATTTATGCAAGACGCGATAATGAAAAATCCTTGGAATTCGACACATTTTGCATGGATTGATTATAGTATTTCGTATGTGTTCAAAAACATTCCGGCATCCCAAGAAACCCTGCGAATCTTATCTCAACGTACTTTCGCCAAGAAATTCCTGACGATACCCGGGTGTTGGGATAAATTGACGAAAGAGAACGAACCAATGATATTTAATCAAGTCCACTGGCGTTTTTGTGGCGGGTTTCTATTAGGAGACCGTGATTCCATCTTGGAATTCTACGATTTATATCAGCTACATTTCGCGGAATTTATGTATCAGCATAAAAAGCTGATTTGGGAAGTGAATTTCTGGGCTTGGTTGGAATTGAATACAGACTGGCGACCATTATGGTATAGGGCCGATCATAACGATTCGATATTACACGTTTCCGCGGATGTATGTTCTTTATCGATGCGGCATTTAATCACCAAGAAAACGTACGATTACCCGAAATTCGATACATTCGATATTTGCCAGGCCTCCTATTTGAATTATAATGGCCGGAATTTGTTGAACAGCCGATATGTGAATTATTGGTATACCCCCGCGGGACATTGCCGTGTTCGGCATCCAGAAAACCGTATTATTACCCGAAATATGTTTTCGGAATTAGACGAGAATTTGATGCCGATTTGTTTTAAAGAAATGAATAATCCACCGGATGAAGAATTGCCGTCGACCTATTGTGCATTTCACGGATTGGAAGATATCCGGTTATATGAACATCGTGGGAAATTGCAATTTATTGCGACGAGTATCAATTACTCACCCACGGGACGAAATCGGATGATTATAGGGGATTATTTGGCGGATACCCAAACGTATGCGAATTGTAAAGTCATACAACCACCTAATTTGGAGAGTTGGTGTGAAAAAAATTGGATCCCATTGAAAGGAGAGGAACCGGTCACTGTAACAGAGGCTGAGTCAGTAACAGAAGGCACAGTGTCCGAAGATTACCCCGATTTTATTTATAAATGGTATCCGATGGAAATCGGGTCTATCGTAAATGGTCAGCTACAAATACATACGACATATCCGATAAATGCCCCTTATTTCCAACGTGTACGTGGGTCATCGGTATTTGTCGAATGGGGGGAATTTTTAATCGGGGTTGTGCATTTCAGTGAAGATATTGTTCCGCGACATTATTTCCATATGTTGGTGATGTTGGACCGTAAAACCCGTCGACCGCTCAAATATAGCCAGATTTTCTATTTCGAAAAGATTGGAATCGAATTTTGTATTGGATTTACGATACGCGATTCCGTATATCATTTCTGGATATCGAAGAATGATCGTGATCCGACATTAGTCATGTTGGAAATGGACCATCTACCATTTTGTTTCGATTTTTAGGGTTATGTAAGAATAATATAAAAAAAGGGATTTTTCTTGGATTTTTCTTGGATTTTATTTGGGTTTTCTTGGGATTTTTCTTGGATTTTTCTTGGGATTTTATAGAAACACATCCACTATTTGTTGAATACAATGAATCCCAATATCATCAGGCGAGTCGTAGTTTGCGTCCTCGTTCATATTAAAATGTAGAGTTGGTACATGAATCGGTAACCCGGTGGTTATCCAAGTCTTGTGATATTCGTCGCATTTTTGTAAATAGTCCAACGAAATATCGGATTCGCCTGTTCGGGCGCGTTTGGCGATTCGTTGAAAACAAATTTCGGGGTCGGTTTCTACATATATCACTCGATCCACCGCATATTCCTTATTTTCTGCAAAATTCAGATTATATATCTGATAACAAACTTCGTCTATTTTGCCTTCATTATATAACATATTTGCGAATACATTTTTATCGGATTCCAACGAGCGTTCACATATAATGGTTTCACAATCCGGATTTTCTTTTATCACGCGTTTTAAATTCGATAAACGCGTCGCATGCGCCATGATTTGAAAAGCGAAAGCATATTTATGTGGATCACGGTAAAATTTCTCTAATATATTTTCGCCGTCGGTATCTTTGATTTGTGTCCATTCATCGACGGGTTCTTTCAAAAACACTATTCTTTTGCTATTTTCACAGTATTTTTCCAACTGTTGCAATAACGTTGATTTACCTGATCCGATATTGCCTTCAATCGAAATAATCATGGGTGATTTGGACATTTTGATATTTGCTTGTTGATAATAATTGCGATTTAGGAAGAGATGATCCAATCAATTTTATGTAAGGGTAAGCGATTATGCGTTTAATATGTATTATAATTATTTCATAAAACTATATTAGCCTATGGAAAACATTTTTTTGATTGCCGTGTTTGCGACTGTTGTGTTTTGTTTAGCCAAATTCGTCGAAATGAAGTTCGTCGAAAAGGAAATGAAACCCTTGAAGTTATTAGTGCGTGATGCAGTGATGGTATTTGTTTCTACTGCTTTATCGGTGTTTGTGTATTCCAATATGAACGGTTCTATCTCGGAATTTTTTAATACATTGACCGAGACGAAAACCGCACCGGTGGGAGGTGCGGCGGAAATATTTACCGATTCGCCGGGGTTTTAAACCGATGAAGATTTGAATTAGACGCTTTGCGTCCCATTTCAATTCTTCAAGGGTGTAAAATGGGACTTAATTGATGGTAATCACGATACATTGGCCTTCTTTTTTACACCGGATATCTTTGGTTTCAATTGGAACCGGCGCATTCTCCACTGGTTTATTTGAACATTCGCATTTATCGCATTTTTTATTATCCTTCTTTTTATCTTTATCTCGTTCCTTTTCCCTATCTCGTTCTTTATCTCGTTCTTTATCTCGTTCTTTATCCTTTTTCCTATCTTTGTCCTTATCTTTCAAACATTCTTGCTCGTTCGACCGTCTATCGCACCTACGACAATCACATACATAACTTACACACCGTTTACAGTTACATGCCTTTCGACTTTTTTTATAACTACTTTCGTCGCTGTAGTCGGAAGAATGGTCCGAGTCGTCCTCATATGATTTACACGTGCAATGATGCTTCGACATCTTATATATTATCCTAAGTTATTATGGAATCGAAAAAAAATGGTTTTGTCTGCAATTATGTAGACAAAACCTATATACATTAAATACAAAATTTACACTCATGCTTTTTTGTTTACCACCAATATGTACAGTCTAACTTATGGGCTTTATCCGCCGCTTTTTCTATTTTTCGCTGTTTTTTTTCTTCGAGTTCATCGTAATATTCGCCATCGCCTTCTTCCAAGATATGAACGTCGTAGTTCTCGCCATACACCATATATTTATAATTGTCGGACATTCGTTTTTTATCTTCATCCAGACTATAAATAATATTCATCATATCATATATCGTTTCGTGGATTCGAAAAATCTCTTCCGACTGACGTTCAATGAATGCATTCTGCTCTACGACACGTTGTTCCAGTAATCGCGCATTCTCCGCGATCTGGTGGATATTCAATCGAGTATCGGATATCGGGTTTTTATTTTTCAAAAGAATCCAATACTCGTTCGGATTGATTTGAAGACGATATCCAGATTGTCCTTCCAGCTCATCGATAAATCCAATCACTGTTGGATTTACGCGATAACAATGAACGAACGCAGAGCAAAATCGATCGTTATTTGGTGTTTCGAGTGGAACGAAATCGACCCGTTTCACCTCACCTACATAATTTGCACGAAACACATGGGCAATCGCGGTTTCATTATGTTCGATTGAGATACGTGGGATGTAAAAGGACGCCATGGCTTATTGATATTCCGTTTAGGACTTTGAGAATGCAGTCGAGTTTTTACTCAAAAAGTAAATCAATTTTACGTACGATTTTACAAATTATATCTAATATGCGATTGGGGTGCATACTGTGACTACATATATGCAGTGTGTGTGGTTACAGATAAAAAAATTCTTATATGTTATAATATCTTTATATCATATAATATGCCCAATAAAGCACCAATGAAAGTACCAAGAAAAGGATGTTATTCGTCTGATGAGGACAGCGATGATTCGTGTGAACGACCGCGTGAAAAATCGTGTAATAAACAGTATAGTTGTAAAAAAGAAAGGAATTCTTGTAAAAAAGTAGTGAAAATCGGGAAATGCGGGAGAGATGGCCGTGACGGTGTGGATGGAAAAGACGGGCGTGATGGAAAAGATGGGGAAGACGGAAAAGACGGGAAATGTGGACGAGACGGAAAAGACGGGAAAGACGGGGAAGATGGAAAAAACGGGGAAGATGGAAAAGACGGGAGGGACGGGAAAGACGGGAAAGACGGGGAAGATGGGAGAGATGGACGTGATGGGAAAGACGGGGAAGATGGGCGTGATGGCCGGGATGGAACCGACGGAACCGATGGGTGTGACGGTATAGATGGAAATGATGGAAAAAACGGATGTGATGGGAAACATGGATGTGATGGGAAAAATGGGGCAACAGGACCTACCGGCGAATCTGGACCGACTGGTCCAAAAGGCCCAAAAGGTTGTGATGGGAATGATGGATGTAATGGGAAAGACGGAAAAGATGGACGGGATGGGAAAAACGGGGAAGATGGAAAAAATGGAAGGGACGGGGAGGACGGGGAGGACGGGAAAGACGGGAAAAATGGAAAAGATGGGAAAAACGGGGAAAAGGGGTGTGATGGATGTGATGGTGATATTGGACCAACCGGACCAAGTGGACCCCAAGGGCAACAAGGTCATACCGGATTCACAGGACCCCAGGGATTCACGGGATTCACAGGACTCCAGGGATTCACGGGATTCACCGGACCACAAGGATTTACAGGACCACAAGGATTCACTGGACCAAGTGGAGTCCAAGGTGAACACGGTCACACGGGACCACATGGACCAACCGGATTCGGACAAACGGGTCCCAAAGGATTACAAGGAACGACGGGACCCCAAGGAACGACAGGACCTCAAGGATTCACCGGACCACAAGGTCCAAAAGGCGATAGTTTAAGTTCACTCGTCTCGTTTTTCCCACCCATTCAATCAAAAGTCAGCGGAACAGGACTCGATTGGAACGGTATAGAAGCATTGGAAGGTAAAAACAAAACGGGTGATACATACTATGTCGGCGTCAATGTCCCAGACCCCAATCATTATACGGTCATCCCCGCCAAAAACAGTTTCACTCAGTCCTTAGCGGAATATACTTATAATGGTATTGGTCCACTCACCCTTTCAAACTTTACCATTAAATCAATCGTTATAGGTATCCCGAACATTCTAAATGCGGTCGGACATACGTATAATGTCTTAATCAATAATAGTATCAAATCCACCATCGTATTAAATGCATCAATAATACCCCAAATCGGGCAAGACGTCGCCATATTCACAATAAATCCGGGTGATAAAATCGTGATAAAAGCCACCTTGAATCCGGGCGCCAAAAAGCCCGATGACCCGGACTATATATCCTTTGAATGGTCTGCAACAATATCATAGATATTATATACCATAGTCTGTAGACCCACCCATTATATCGGAATAGGAAGCACGTTGTTTTCCAATGAGGGGTTTAAACCCATACCATTTAGAATCCGGCATAAGTAAACCCCAATATTGGTCTACCGCATACCTTCCTTCCATCGCATTATCGTTATAGCTTTTTTCTAATAATTTGCATCCTTCTTTGAAATTCTCTAATAACATGGGTGCAAATTCTTTCGAAACCATATATCCAGAGGTAGTTTGTGCATAATTAATTTTTTCTAAACCGTCGTATTGTAGTGGCTTAGAGTCGACCCAAGCCGCGGATAACATAATCACATCAAATGGAATTTGTTTATCAAACACATCGTTTATTTTGGCCAATGCCTCATCGTGGTTTACAAACTCAAAATCGTCTTCAAATACAATACAATTGGAATGACCCGATGCAATAAATCGCTCCAATGTTTTTATATGCGATTTTGAACAACCCAAATGTCCACGGTCTTTATCATAGACGGCATCGATCCGTTCCACTTTTTCCAAGGGAAATTGTATTCGGGTCATTTCTCCCAAGAATTCTTCTTTTCGGTCCAAACGATGTTCCAAATTGATATAATATGCGACATCGACTCCCGTTTGAACCATATTATCACCAGTAAACCCATTTTTGTAATAAAACAATGAGTATAATACAAATACGGAAATCGCCAATAATAAAATACATAAAAGGGGTTTTACTTTATTTTTTTGAGACATCCGATTTATATTATAATCATCTATTATTCTAAACTCAATATTTATTATATATAACACGGCAATACGTCGATATTCATTCCCCCCTTGGACCGGTTGTATTCGGCATTATTTATAGTAAATTGTTTGAAGAAATCGAATTTCAACTGGGCTTGGGGGGTATGGGAGTGAACCGTTCGGGCAATCATTTTATAGAGTTTGAAATTCGGATATCGTTCTTCCCCATCCTTTTTGTATAAGACATTCTTTTGGTTATCGTCCAAGCACCATCGATAAATCGTTTCTTGTAAAGCATTCATTTTGCTTATATCTTGCATATCGTCTTCTATAATAAAATCATAGATAGAACACCCAAGCCTACATAAATCAAACCCCATATTTGGTTCTAAACGGGGTTTCTTCTTATTCATAAAGGGTTCGAAATTGTATTGAGTCGCCGCATCACCCCCCGGTGCAAAACTATCGCTGCAAAACGCTTTATGGTTGAATTTATATATGCCTCTACCGAAATCGATGATTTTGAAAATCCGACCATAGGTCGGGACCTTATAATGTACTCCCTCGTAAATATAATATAAAAATGCCTCGTCTGTATTCACATACATAATATTATTCGTATGTAAATCATTATGGGTGAAATGGAACGCTTTTTGATACGCGATGAGCGACATTATGACTTGGAAAAGCGCACTTGCCCCTTTTTTCGGGTCGATTTCTTCGTTTTCGAAGAGTTCATCCAAGGTGCCATCACATTTTTCTAAACAAATCATTTGTATAGGGAAATCGTGGATTTGTGCGTGGATTTCGGCTTGATCTCCGTCTCCATCGTCGTCTTCGTCTCCATCTTCGTCTTCATCTTCGTCTCCCTCTTCATCGGTTTCCCAAGATTCGGAATTATCCGATCCTTCAACCCCCATATCTGAACCGGTCGAGTAATTCAATTCACTATCATTTGAACTATCGGTATCGGTATCCGTCGATTCAACGGCTACATCGTTTGTATCGGCTTTTTCATAAACCATATCGACTTCTTCTACATAGTTTCCGGTTTTCTCTAAGGAAAGGACTAAGGGAATACCCATATCTAAATCTTGGTCTATTTCAATCACATCGTTCAATAAGTCATCCGCCAAATCTTCTACATGTATTTTGTATTTGATTCCACGCGAACCGTATCGTGCAACTTCGTCTCGTTCGTATTTATCCACTGAGAACATCTTACCATTGTTTTTATTGAAAAAATCGGATTGTTGTAAATATTCTAAATCATCGTCGATATTTATCTTAAATCTTTTCTGGATTCCAAGAAAGGACCCATAGAAATCGATACCATGTTTAAATCCGTGGTGATTCAATAAAACACTCGTTAAAAAAGAGAAGAAACCGTCGATATAAGACGCATTATTATATTGGATTAGCTTGGAATGTGCTTTCGGTTCCACCAAATCCGAAATTGTGGGTAGAATCCGAATATTTTCATTCGATAAATCGTATTTACCAATCATATATCGTATCGGGTCCAAGAGAGGCGAGAATTTCACAAACACTGGTTTTTCCAAGATTTCTTGGGTTTCGGTACATAGAACGGAATGTGTATTTTGTATTTGATATTTATGATTCAATGAAATGCGGTTATAGTTTTGTTCATTCAATTCGAAAAACTCGCTATATATGGGATTATATTGCTGTATATCGGTGATTTCAAACGGGGAAAACTCTTCGGACTCTTCGGACTCCTTGGACTCCTTGGATATCCAAGATTCTACGTCTATCTTCTTGGTTTTTTGATAATAAATCGAAAAAAGCGGCGATTTCATAAAGATTCCGATATATTTATTCCGGAATAAAAGAATTGGAACGTCTAAACGTTTCACCGTTCATCTACGCTTTTACGTTCCTTATGTTGAAACATTATATTTAGATATAATAAAGAATTTGTAATTGAATGACGTTAGAATTAAAAAAATTCAATATGAGTTGGATTACTTTTAAACCGGACGAGAATAAAGGGCCCGTTATTGTGATGATTGGACGTCGTGATACGGGTAAATCCTTCTTGGTCCGCGATTTATTATTTTATCACCAAGATGTACCGATCGGAACCGTGATTTCGGGAACAGAAGCGGGAAACGGGTTTTATGCGGCACATGTTCCCAAGCTGTTTATTCACGATGAATATAATACGGTTTTGATTGAGAATATTTTGAGGAGACAAAAGGCGGTGTTGAAACAAGTGGCAAAGGAAGTCGAGGCATATCGCCGGAGTACGATTGACCCGCGTACATTTGTGATATTAGACGATTGTTTATATGACCAGTCTTGGACACGTGATAAAATGATGCGACTGCTTTTTATGAATGGCCGTCATTGGAAAGTCATGTTGATTATTACGATGCAGTATCCTTTAGGTATTCCACCGAATTTGCGTACCAATATCGACTATGTGTTTATTCTGAGAGAACCCTATATGACGAATCGTAAACGTATTTGGGAGAATTATGCCTCCATGTTTCCGACCTTGGAATCGTTCAATGCAGTCATGGACCAGACCACGGAGAATTATGAATGTTTAGTGATTAATAATAACGCGAAATCCAATAAATTACACGACCAGATTTTTTGGTATAAAGCCGAAAATCATCCCGATTTCAAGTTGGGGTCCAAAGAATTCTGGGAAATTTCCAAGGGAATGGGATCCGATGACGAAGACGAAGCGTATGACCCAAGCAAGGCGAAAAAACGGAGCGGGCCTGCAATTAATGTGAAGAAATCGAAATGGTAGAATTGTCGCTCGATTATGGTATGGTATTATATTTTCTATAATATCATATTTTATCTTCTTCTTGGACCTTCTTCTTGGTACAGACCTTTTTACTCTTTTTACTCTTTCGATTCATTCGTCAATTCTTTACGCATATCCGCGGCTTCAACCGGATCACGACTATCGAAATCCACGGTTTCACGGACACCAATCAAGTTTCCGTTTTCATCCATAGTCTGGGTCAACACATTCCCGCTCTTCTCGGCGTTTCGAATATTCTCTTCAATCGCCTTCTTCTTGGTATCTTTTACGCGTTGTTCAAACTCTTGTTTTGCCTTGGCCTCATTCTTCAATTTCTCACTATGTAATTGATTGAGTTCATCTTCCATAAACTCGACACGTCCAGTCTTATATGCATCCGGATCCCAAGGAATCCACATACCAACGGGGCCGACGAAAATATCGTGATTCGAGTCTAAATCACGAATCTTTTTACACCGCATTTCCGCTTCTTCTTGGGATGGAAACACACCGCGGATTTTTAATCCACGAACCGATGTTTGAAACGCATGTTCGCGTTGGAATTGACTATTTAGACGTTCCTCGTTTTTATCCATGAAATTCTTGAAATCATCGTCCAAGCTATTTGCCTTGATTTTCGTCTCTTCTTCTTTGATGAATTCATTGAAATCTTGGATGACTTGGTCCACCTTTAGGTTATATTTAAAAGAAACAAAACTCAGAAAATCGAGGAATTTTTCCATTGATTTAGTCGGTTCCCATTGTTTCAAAAAATGCTCAAATAGATAAAGCTCGCGCTTTTTCAGGATTTTTTCGGGTGAAACGAACGATAAGCATGCGAATTTTTGTCCGGCGACGGGGGCATCTTCGTCACATAAATCCACGTATTTAGGATTTAGACTACCATCTTGTAATGTTTTTCGCTCAAAGGTGGACATTATATAAATCTATGGGGTTTCTATTTAAGTAATTTTATATTGGATATTGTATTTTAGGAAGAAACTGGGGGGGGGTGTTTTTCACTGGACCTGATTTGGACCTGATTCTCTTTCACTTGATTCGTTTCTTAGGATTATTCAGATTCTTAGTTTTTTTTTGTTTTAGTATTATATATATCCAACATGAACCACGGATTTGATTTCGCAGAACTAATTAAGCGTGCTATTAAATACATCATTGAAGGTATTATGGTCGCAATTGCTGCATACGCCATCCCCAAGAAGACACTGAATGTCGAGGAGGTCGTGATTATTGCATTGACCGCCGCCGCCACCTTTAGTGTGTTGGATGTGTTCGTTCCATCGATGGGACAGAGTGCAAGAGGTGGTGCCGGATTCGGTATCGGCGCAAATCTGGTGGGATTCCCAAGACCCATGTAAAAAAACCCTCTTAAGAAAAACATTTGTAAAATAATAAAATTACATATGTTTTACGTATTTATATATAATATATGAATACTCTTACGACACTTTCGTCGATTCTATTGAAAAGTGCGATCAATATAAACTCCTTTTCATTTATTAATTCGTCCAAGTCACTAGGAATTGTTTTAGACACATCGGGCTTAGCGTTTACGAATAATTTAGGAGCAGGGTATGCGACCACCGCCATCGGTATCAACCCCGCGAATCAGAATACGACATGTTTGACTTTACGTAACGGAACTACGAATGCGGTAAATACAACAATGTTGATACCGAATGTAGGAAGTAGTAGTTTTACGGTTTATTTAAAACACGCGAGTCGATTTTATAATGATTCAATCTTTGGTCACGGATATGGATTAGCGACCTCGGCGACGAGTGTTGATGCGGGAAATTCATTTACCGTTACTTTCTATAGTTTGTATCCGACTATAAATTTACCGTATACGATATCGGGTGTTCTTTCTTCCGATTTAAGTGGCGCATCCTTAACGGGAACCTTTACGAGTAATTACCAAGTGATTACATTTAATACTTCAACAAGTGTCGCAAGTACCAAAACCTTTAATATGGTGGCCGGTGCGGTGACGTTGACTGGTCCGCAGATTATTTATGTACCGCCTCCATTCGCTACTAATATATATGTTAATTCAACAACCGGCACGTCAGTGACATCTATATTACTTAAACCATGGACAACCGTAAGCGGCACTGAACCATTTAAATTTAGTAAAACCGCTGGTTCGGGGTCTTATTCGGGGACATATTATGTATCATCCTCATCCATTTGTGATAACACCATTACGGTTTTTGGTCCAGTACAAATGTTTGATATATCATACGGCACTTCACCTGAATATGGATGGTTAAGTAAAAGAAATCTGTATAATGGCGGCGGCGGTGCATATTCAGGTTCTAACAGTACAACTTATAATAGCACATTTTCGGTAACAGGTGAGTGGGCTCAAATACAAATTCCATATGCATTAAAACTGAAAAGTTTTACTTTTTTACCAACCTCAAATTGGGTATATTCGCTCCCTTATACATTTTATATATTAGGTTCGAATAACGGAACCACATGGACCAATTTATATAGCGTTTCCAACTATGTGTATTCAACCTATATAACGTCGTCGAGTTCTCTACAATTTACCGACTCCAGTTATTTAACAACATTTACAGTGACCCCTGTGAATCATGCATATTCATATTTCCGTTTAGTGGTAAATGGCGCTTTTAATGCATACCCGGGTTTTGTTGGATTGAAACAATGGAATTTATACGGAGATGCGTATACTACTGCATTTTAATATTACGAATAAATGCACCCCATAATGTTTGAAAATCTCTGTAATATAGTGTCCAAATATTCAACAGTTCACAAGTCAAAAAAGCCTATTTATGTATATATTTAATATATACATGACTACCTACGAGAATTTAGTGTATCCAACTTTGGATTCCTATGATTCCATACAAAATATACTATTCATTGACCAATCCGTAACTCAATCCCAAGTTTTTTACGATAGTGCAAATGCCGCGAGTTATCCTATTCTATATAATTCGCTCACAAAACGCGAGGATTTGAGCCAATTATTGTCGCGATTCACCCATTTAGACCGTATTGCTTTTGTGTTTCACGGCATTTATCCGGGGTGTTATTACGATAAACCATTCTTGGAAGAACAGCCCGTTTTTACTTTAGATGTTTCTGGTGCAGTGATTGTTTCTGAAAACGTTTCTTTTGTTCGAACCCTTATATCGACGTTTACGGTTTCTCATGTGGACTTTTTAGGATGTAATTTGCTGTTATCGGAAGAATGGTTCAAATATTTCGATGCACTGAGTGCGAACTCTGTGGTCGGTGCATCGAATGACCAAACGGGAAACTTGAAATACGGCGGTGACTGGATTTTAGAAAATACGATGGAGGATGTTCGAGATACGTATTTTAATAGCCAAATCGAAAATTTGACGACGACATTGATTGGACCTCTATACCCTGTAAACACCTATAACCATACCTTTTACACCTATTCAAATGCAAATCCAACGGTATTAACCCGAACTGTATATAATGATGCCGGGGTACAGCAAAGTGTAACAGACATCTCGTTCGGTGGCCAAAATATCCAGACCGTACTGACCGCATTAGACACGGGGTCGGGACCCTATACCATCGGAATAAAAGATACTTCGAATAATAAGGTTTCGATGGATGTGGCGTTTTTCGGAGCCTATAACGACGCATTGACGACAACCCAACAAAACAATATCATGACGTATGTGAATACGAATTATAAAGAACCACGCACTGCGGCCACCAACTATGTGGTCACTGTATCGGGAGGTGTCTTTAATATAAATGGTTCAAACCAAAATCTTACATTCGTGAGCGGAAACGTATATGTATTTGACCAAAGTAGCCCGACCAATATAGGAAACACGCTGGTCTTGGGAACGACCGTGGATGTTTCGTCGTCTATTGTTGGAAATAATGTGGTTTATAATGGAACTCCCGGTTCCGCGAATGCGTATACATTAATCGACTTAAGTGGAACAAATCCGGCTACAACTGCTTTGAAATATTTCAGTTTAACAACGACGGGTCTGGGATATACGCCTCCTACAGTAAAGTATGTCGTCGGCGCCATTTCTAAAAACGCGTCATCTGCATACACCTTATATGGTTCCGGGTTTTCGGACCTTGTTACAACAAATACAAATACACTGTTTTATTCATATGATGGAAATACTTGGACCGGATTGGGACAAACCATCTTCGATTTAGTATGTTTTACGGTTGCTTACGGTAACGGAGTTTGGGTAGCAGGTGGTGCTGGTGGAACAAACGATATGGCTTATTCAACTGACGGCATAAATTGGAATGGATTAGGAATTAAATTTGCAGCGGCAACCTCAATAAACTATGGTAATTTTGGTCCATTTAAAGAAGATATGTATTTTTGGTGCGTGGGTTGTTTGATGGTTCGTTATTTAGGTGGAAAATTTATAGCGGTCGGGTCAACAGACCAATATTATAACGCCACTCAAGTTGTTTATTCAAGCGATGGAATAAATTGGACAACATCCGTGATAAACGTAGCATTAACATATGATTATTTTACAACACAAACGGTAACGTATAATGGAAGTTATTATTTTGTAATTGCGAATGAAGGCGTTTATAGAACCGCCAACTTAAGCACGTGGACCTTAATAAAAAATGGTGCACAGGCTTATGGTGAAGTTTTAAAAGATAGTTCAGGTTCAGATTATCGGTTAACTATAACAAATGGAACTATAAGAAATATAAGCACAACCGGATATAATCAAAATTACACAGCTGAATCAACCGTGTGGAAATATAATTCTTTAGGAACGACATCCAATGTTTCACCTCTATTTGCGTCATATGGTTCTACCGTGATTGCATTAAATACAATGAGATTTGCAAGCAGTCAAAACACATTAAGTAGTATAGGAACTATCGCAATATATGTGTATACCAATAGCACATATGTCGGTCAATTTATATTATATCTTCCGAGTAGCACAAAAATATATAACGTGCATAATATTTCATTTGATACAAATTTGAATAAATGGATTTTTGCGGGAGACCAAGGTATAATGTATAAGAATACAAACACTTTTACTACATCTACAGAGGATTGTGCGGTAACATTATTATCAACACCTACAGGTGCTTATTCATTTGGGTTGGGATGTAAATTCATTGGAGCAAGAACATATTAATATCTTGAAGCATTATTACATATAAGGAAAATAATAATAAAATCATTATTATTTTAGAAAAACCCCAAGAAAAACCCCCTAATAATTATTGATGATTCGATGGTCGTGCCCAGATTTATACAAATCGAATAATTCCGGATGTTTTTTATATACCATATACCAAATATTCACTTCCCACATCAACCGGTTTTTTTCCACCACGGTTTCGTAACAAATCTGTTTCACAAGTGCGGCAAATAAAATCAGTGAACTCGCAGACCCGCCAAACACACCCCCCGCAAACATCCAAACAATTTGGGAATAAATATCTCCCTGAAACACGCTATTCGGGTCCCCGCACGCCGCAATCCGGATTTTATCGTATTTGCGATACCGCATCGCCAAGATATTTTCGTGAAACGCCTCGACGATTTTCTCGGTCGCACTCACGTAATGGGCATCGGACTCACTGATATGTTTATCTCGGAATAAATGGAAAATACCGAAATCGATCCAAACAAACTGTTTCGATTTGTATAAATTCAGGTCAATGGCTTGGACCATCCATTCGGTTTTATTACATTGAATAAACATATATTCCAAGGTATCCTTTTTCGTATTATCCGTAGCGACCGAATATTCGGTTATTTGGTCTCGGTATCGATATAAATAAAGGCTTTCCTTGGGAATCGGCACAAAATGGGTCGAAGGGTAACAAGCCAAGTCTGTCTCAAAAAACGTTTGATAGGTTTCGATATCGACGAAAAATACCTTGGGAATAGGGGTTTTCAATAAATGTTTCCCGTATTCAATATATCTTTCGATCGAACGGTCGTTTCGCGAATTGATGTTTCCGATAAAAGCGGTCACCAGAGTTAAGGGTTCCATATCATATATAGAATGCCGCCGGTTCTATTTATGTGTTTTCTTGGAAATACGTATATTTCCAAGAAATAATAATAAATAATAAAAAGGGGAAAAGAAGGTTTATGCCGTCGGAAAAGACGGTGTTTATACCGTCGGAAAAGACGGTGTTTATACTGTCGGAAAAGACGGTGTTTATACTGTCGGAAAAGACGGTTTAAATCCGCAGAGCGGATTATACTGTCGGAAAAAACTCCCAGTCCAAATCGTTACATACCTTTTTCCAAATCATATCCTGTTCCAACTGTTTCTCCCGATCTTTCATCATCGGAATATAAGGCAAATACTGGGTTTGGTCCAAGAGTACGCATAATTGATAAAGCGTATAGGTATAATTGAAGAAATTCGTCCGATTCGCCGGACAATGTAATGCCCAAGGTTTCTGGATTTCGATGAAAAGTACACATAGCGTCTCATGTAATTCCTCATTCATAATCGGCGGTTTGATACCAAATATGGAGTTGATATATTGGATATGTTCGAAATATTTATTAAACCCCAATTTCCGCAAAATCTCCCGCATTTTATCGTAATTAATGAGCCGCATATCTGTAATCCGTTCTTTCTTGATACGTGCACGAATCGCTTCAATAACTTCATCGGGGATTTGCGTGGTTTCCTTGGCTTGGAATTGCGATAAAATCTCCTTGAAATGATTGAGTCGAATATAGGCGGTATAAGAGACTTCATTCGGCGGTTCTTTATTGGACGGCTTGGAACTATCCACAATATAAGTAATAAACACCCCACACATATTATTATTACAAATCATAATACCCTCTTCGTCTTGGGGAATGAGCTCCCCTTTTCGACATACTTCACAAATATCCGACGGAATGACGAAATCTTGGAGATTGACCAGTTCATTATTCACGTTTTTCCAATAATTCTGATAAATCGTCTTGGATTGAGCGTATTTATCGGATTGGAGGGTTTCGGATTCGGGAGTTTTCGCGGAAATCTTGAAAAAGGAATTCAATAAATTGACGTTTTGTTTACCGCCCCCGGTGGAAATATCCTTTTTCTGTTCGAAATAATTGAATATATATTTCGAATTATCCAAGAGATATTGCTTTTTCTGGCATTTCAAAACCTTGACCATATTTTTCTTGGCTTGGATTTGGTCACGAATATCCATATATTCTTCCAAGGTACCGCCGCCCTTAGAGGAGGAATGAGACGCCGATTTCCCTGATCTTATGTCTTTTGGGTCTTTTGGATCTTTTGGGTCTTCCGGGTTTTTCGGGTTTTCTTGGATATTTTTTGCTTTAGACTTTAATTCCTCGATTTCTTGGAGAAGAGATGGTATTATATTCACATCGTTTTCATGAAAACGGTTGAGCATTTCGGTATGTTTTTCATCAATGGTATTCGAGGCCTGTATTATCGTCGATTTCGACAATGGAAATTTTTTATTCATCTACATATTCTTATTTTGACCGGTTTATATGATTTTACCAAGAAATCGATTTTGCGGACATTCCCGGAATCAAGTATCCACTAATAACGTATATGAATCATAAAATCGATATTCCGGACCCCCTTCCGAATCAAATACAGGTTTCACGAACGAAATTTCAAAAGATGGTCTTTATCATGAATGCTTTGGAAAATGGATGGACCGTACAAAAAACGGGGGATTCTTACGTCTTTACCAAGAAACACGAGAATCGGCGCGAAATATACCAAGAAAAATATTTAGAAGACTTTGTGGTTCAACACGCATCACAAATCGATATTTTATCCAAATAATCGTCGATCATGCATGTGGTCCAACGATTTTATTGGTAATCACTGGGTTTACGTGTATATTTTTGGGTCCGGTCTTGGAAAAAAGTAACAGATTGAGCGAAATCGTCTTTCCCAAAATTATATGTTTATATTGATTCTTTATTTAGCCATTTATTTGAAATTATTTTCTTTGAGTAGTATATAATTCAGCAAAATGGGAGGAGCTTTGATGCAGTTGGTCGCTTACGGCGCACAAGACGTTTTTCTTACAGGAACCCCTGAAATTACCTTCTGGAAGGTTTCATACCGCAGACACACAAACTTTGCAATGGAGAGTATTGAACAGACATTCTCTGGCCAAGCCGATTTCGGTCGCCGAGTTACCTGCACCATCTCCAGAAACGGAGATTTGGCTTACAGAACTTACCTCCAGGTGACTCTCCCTGAGATCAACCAGAGTATGGGTCTTAACACAACTGGCCCCGTCTTTGCCCGTTGGTTGGACTTTATCGGTGAGCAGCTGATTGCCCAGGTGGAGGTTGAAATTGGAGGTCAGCGAATTGACCGTCAATATGGTGACTGGATGCACATCTGGAACCAGGTGACCCTTTCCTCTGAGCAGCAGAGAGGTTACTTCAAGATGATTGGTAACACCACTCAGCTTACCTACATCACCGACCCCCTGTTCGCCAACGTCTCTGGACCTTGCGCTTCCTCCGGTGGACCCGCCCAGGTGTGTGCCCCCAGAAACGCACTCCCTGAGACCACTCTCTACATTCCCCTCCTTTTCTGGTTTTGCAGAAACCCCGGACTTGCTCTTCCTCTGATTGCTCTCCAGTACCACGAGGTCAAGATCAACCTTGATATCAGACCCATTGGTGAGTGCTTGTGGGCAGTCAAGTCATTGGATGCCGCCACTTCCGCCAGTGTTTCCGCTTCGGTTGCTTACCAGCAGTCATTGGTGGCTGCATCTCTGTACATCGACTATATCTTCTTGGATACCGATGAGCGCAGAAAGATGGCCCAGAATCCTCACGAGTACCTCATTGAGCAGCTCCAGTTCACTGGTGATGAGTCCGTTGGTTCATCTTCCAACAAGATCAAGTTGAACTTCAACCACCCCGTCAAGGAGTTGGTGTGGGTGGTTCAGCCTGATTCCAACGTGGACTACTGCTCTTCTCTGGAGGGTGGCAGTGTTCTATACAAGACTCTTGGTGCTCAGCCATTCAACTACACGGACGCGATCGATGCTCTTCCGAATGCGATCATGGCTTTCGGTGGACCCAGCGAGGTCGGATCATCCTCTGCCTTCATCACCTCCACTGGTCTTTTCCAGATGGCGGGTGCCGCGGATGGATACCCCGGAGCGACTGCCGCCAACTGGGCAACTGTTGGTGCCGCAACTGGAACTGATGGAACTATGTTCAACCCCCAGGGTGGAGCTATGTCTGGATCCTTTGTATCTGATGCCGGAACATTCGTTTTGGCCGAGACTGCCCTCGACATGCACTGCTGGGGGGAGAACCCTGTGGTCACTGCTAAGTTGCAGCTGAACGGACAGGACCGATTCTCTGAGCGTGAAGGATCATACTTCGATGTGGTTCAGCCTTTCCAGCACCACACCCGCGCACCTGATACTGGTATCAACGTGTACTCATTCGCCCTCCGACCTGAGGAGCACCAGCCCAGTGGTTCGTGCAACTTTTCGCGAATTGATAACGCCGTCCTCCAGCTGGTGCTTTCTTCGTCCACTGTTTCTGGAACCGCCACCGCCAAGGTCCGTGTGTACGCCGTTAACTACAACGTACTCAGAGTGATGAGTGGTATGGCCGGTGTTGCTTACTCCAATTAAATCGATAAAGAGATGAATCCAAGAAAAAATCAAAAAATCGAAAACCTCAAGAAAAATCAAAAAATCCTAAGAAAAACCAAAAAATCCCAAGAAAACCTCAAGAAAATAATAAAAACAATCCCGTTTTTATTATTACAAATATTACAAAGACTAACTATTTATTATATATATCCAACGTTCGTGCACTCGCATCTGTAGCATCTACATATCTCGGCATCCAAAAATACGGCACGAGTTTACCTAACCCCGGGAACGATTGCTCAAACAATTTACGATAATAATACTGTTCAGAGGTACACGGCTCCAAATGAGAATGTAACCCTTTTAAACTACTCAATAGATCGAGCGACGACGAATAATCATTCGTAGGATCCGACGTGACCGAATCGGTCACGTCTTTCAATAACTGCCCCCTCGTAAATTCCTTTAATATTGTATATAAAGACCTCGCACAATCCGATACTCCATCACTAAACGCCTCTTTTTTCCGCCATAAAACACACGCGGGCAATATTTCAGTCACATCAAACGCTGCCCTCAATAAATATTTCTCAGCTTGTTTATGAACATGATACCGTGTATCGGGGGAAATCGATAGATAATATTGGGTAAGTTCATGGTCTAAAAACGGACTACGTGGTTCTAATCCGTGGACCGATATACACCGTTCCGACCTCAATAAGTCGAATTGATGAATGTTTTTCAAAAGCCGGCGGGTTTCCACATCGAATTCCATTGCATTCGGACAATGGTGCATATATAGATATCCACCAAAGACTTCATCGGAACCGTCTCCATTAAAAATGACTTTGGCCTCGCTGTTTTGCGATATATATTTACCGATTAAATAGTTCCCAATACTCGCACGCACCGTCGTTGTATCATAGGATTCAATGGCTTGAATGACTTCCGGGATCGCATCGCAAAATTCGGCTTCCGTCATTACCACTTCGGTATGTTTCGTTCCCAAATAATCCGCCACGAGTTTCGCGTATTTTAAATCGGTAGAACCTTCCAGACCAATACTATAGGTTTCCAAGGTCGGTAACTCATTCGCGATACAATATTGATTCACCAAGGCAGTGATTAAACTACTATCTAATCCACCGGAAAGGAGACATGCAAATGGTCGTTCCGTTGTGCGACAACGTTTTTCAACGGCTAAGGAAAGGAGTTCTTTGATTTTCGCCAACATATGTGTGTCGGTAGATGGATACCAGTTCGGTGGACGAAACGCGTAATATGATTTTTCTTGGATATTCAGCTTCCATTGAGAACCGACTTTATAAGATAAGATAAACGACGAATACGTCCCGGGCAAAAACGCACGAATCGATGGGTCTTTTGATTCAACGGATTTGCTCGACGGAAACTGCCAAATAGTAGGCTTGGGTTTACTCGCCTTTTTTGCATTTATTTCCGTCAATTGTTTGACTTCAGATGCAAATGCGTAGATACCCGAGTCCTCTTTACTAATGGGCGATAGCCAATACAGTGGACATACCCCAAACGGGTCTCTTGCAACAAATATCTTATCCGTTTCATTCTCCAAGTTTTGATCTAACAAAATAAAGGCAAAGGTTCCATCGAGTAACGTCAATGTATGTTCGATTCCGTATTTACGATACAAATGGATAATGACTTCACAATCGGAATCGGTGGATGGTTGCACCCCATCTAAATAGCGATACAACTCTTTATAGTTGAAAATTTCGCCATTACATATCAGTGTGACGGTATCGATTTTAATTGGTTGGTTCGATTTACGATTCAATCCATTGATAGATAATCGGTGGAATCCGAATACGACCCCTTTACCGACGGTCGACAATACCGAATGTTCCGGACCCCGTGACTGGCCTTTTTGGAACTGGGTATTTATAAAAGATTCATCAAAGGACGTGTTATTTAATATCGAAAAAATTCCACACATTTGGGCGCTTGGTTAGATAATAACTATAAAAATCTTTATATTTATTATACATAGTACATTCAATGAACTACGAATCGTTCGATACTGCACACGAATCGTTTTTTCCAGAAATCGCATCCGCTTTAGGGATTCGAAACCGTAAAACCAATGTCGAGATAAATTTGAAAACCGAAGGTCCAGATACAGGTTACGCGGCGACAACCACCGACGACATACATCCAAATATGAATGGAACCCTACATACTTCAAATGTAATGGCGATTGCACCAATGGAATCGTTTGAACCCGATGTATCGCCCGAATTTATGGTCGTTTCGGAAGTTCCTGTTCCAGAGATGAACGCCTCCATTTTGACCCCCGAGACTTCTCAAAAAAAGATGGGAATGGTCGCCACTTTTTACCTGGGGTCGATTTCGGTGGTTGGTTTATACATTTTTTATCGCATCTTGATGAAGAATAAATAACTCAAAAATCCGCCGCAAATTCGAATACATCATCATCCACGGTTTTATTCGAGAGTGCATATTCGCTCACCCTTTTTTCGAAAAAGTTGCATTTCGACTCCATACTAATTAATTCCATAAACTCGAAAGGATTCGATGTATGATATATTTTATCGTATCCGAGTTGTACCGATAATCGGTCCGCCACAAACTCGATATATTGCGACATTAAATTCGAATTCATTCCGATTAGTCGGCACGGTAAGGCACTCGTAATGAATTCCTTTTCGATTTCCACTGCCTCTTTAATAATTTCAAATATACGCGTTTTATTTAGTTTTTTCGATAATTTACTATATAAAAGCACCGCAAATTCTGTATGTAATGCTTCGTCCCTGGAAATCAATTCGTTCGAAAACGTGAGGCCCGGCATAAGCCCCCGTTTTTTCAACCAATAAATACTACAAAACGCCCCGGAGAAAAAGATACCTTCGATACATGCAAACGCGACTAACCGCGCGGCAAACGAAGACCGATTATCGGCAATCCACTTTTTCGCCCAATCGGCTTTCTTGGTAATACACGGAAAATTCGAGGTCGCTTGAAACAACTTTTCCTTTTCCGACGATTTTTTAATATAGGTTTCAATGAGTAAACTATAGGTTTCGGAATGAATGCCTTCCATCGCAATTTGAAATCCGTAAAAGGCCCTGGCCTCGGATAATTGAACGTCCCCCATAAAACGTGCCGCCAGATTTTCCAATACAATGCCGTCCGATGCTGCAAAAAACGCGAGAATCATAGAAATGAAATAACGTTCGTCTTCGTTCAACCGGTCCCAGTCAGCCAAATCTTTCGTCAAATCGATTTCTTCCGCTCGCCAAAAACAGTCCAATTGCTTTTTATACATTTTCCAGATATCGTCGTGTTGTATTGGAAACATAACATATCGGTTTTCGTCTGGATGCAGTAAGGGTTCGTTAATGGGGGCAGACATTCCTAAATAATATAATAGTCATATTTTTATACTTTTTACACAATCATTGTTAACGCAGAGTGAGTTTATCTTGGCTCTATAATATATATCATATACGTATGTTTGGCCTCGAAAAATATAAGGACCTTTTTGGGAAACCCAATACCGGAATTCATAGATATCGCGTGTTTGATATTTCAGTAGTCGATGTTGCAGTCGTGGTTGTATGTGGATTTGCGATTTCGAAACTTTTCCAGTTTCCTCTACTTAATACTTTAGTCATTCTTTTCATTTCGGGTATCATTATACATAGATTGTTTGGTGTTCGCACGGGAATTGCTAAGAAATTATTTCCAAATGATCCAGAATAATGGAATTCGGGTATAATGAATTTCCTTTCGAAATAAATACTATCCCGATATTCTATTATATATGTTACAAGGTTTGGAAAAGAATGAGGTCAGCGCACTACCGTCTGAAATACTTGGAATCGTGAAACCCAAGAAAGACAAGAAACCTACCAGTCCATTCGATTCGAGTTCTCAATCCAAAAACGTCTTCGTAAAAGATCTCGCAAACACCAAGCCAGATGAAAAAAAACGAGGCAGAAAATCGAAAAAACAAGTGGAAAAGGAACTCTTGAACGAATATTATATGGACGTGGAAAAGGAAAAGGAAAAGTGCGCGACCTCAAATACTTTTAAAAACCAAAAGAAAATATACGAAAATATACAATATTTATCTCCCGCGGAACGAGTGAAAATGGACGAAAAATTCACGGTTCCCAAGAATGGCGGACAAGAATATTACGCAAATATCCTGAAAAACAAGACGAAAAAAATCGTCATTGCGACCGGGCCAGCGGGAACAGGTAAAACACTATTTGCAACCGAATATGGAGTCAAATATTTCTTACAAGGTGTTTATGAAAAACTGATTTTCACGCGCCCATCGGTATCGGTAGATGAAGAATTGGGATTTCTGCCGGGTACCTTGGAAGATAAAATGGCGCCTTGGGTAAGACCTATATATGATGTCCTGCATGCGTTTATTTCACCCAAGGAAGTCCAACAATTGGTGGAAGACAAAATCATCGAAATTGCGCCATTAGGGTACATGCGCGGACGAACTTTCAAAAACGCTTGGATTGTAGCGGATGAAATGCAGAATTCGACGGTATCTCAAATGAAAATGTTATTAACACGTTTAGGCGAAAACAGTCGAATCATTATTACGGGCGACTTGGAACAATATGACCGGCCAAACGAAATGAACGGATTAGAAGATTTTTTGAGAAAATTCAAAGGAAAAAGATCGTCGAGTATTACCAATGTCGAATTCGACCGTTCAGATATTCAACGTGAAGATGTGGTGCGTGAAATATTAGATATTTATAGCTGCGAAACATTGCCCCAGCCCGATTACGAATTAGGCAATAGTACCGAAGACATTGTTTAGGGAACCACTTCCAAGAATGAAATAATATCGCCTTATAAAATATATAATAATGGTATCTTATAAAATGCCCAAGATGTTTACAAAAAATCCGATATTGATGAATGCGGATGCGATTTTACATAACGTATTTGTATTGTATTTTATATTATTCATATCACTTGCAAATTTGTTTTATTTAGTAAATTCACATGATTATGCATTTGCGGGAGCATTTGTTTTAATTGGATTTATCACATCCTTTTTTAGTAAAAACATGATCGTCATATTATGTATCGCACTGGTATCGACAAATGTTTTACAGTTCGGAAAACACGCAAGTTTAGAAGGTGTAGACGAAACATTGATCGAAGAAGAATCGGAACCAAAAAAAACGGCCTCCAAAGAGAAAAATGCAAAGTCGGCCTCCAAACCCACAATCGAAGACGATGAGAAAACGGAAAAAATTAAGAAAAACTATAACGAATTAACCGAATTACAGAATGTTATTTTGAATCAATTGAAACAAATTGAAGAGCCTTTAACCAAGGCGGAAAATTTAGTGAACATAATCGAAAATATGAATGAAAGTTAAGATATTATGGTCGATACATTGTCGCACATTTCCTTCTATTATATTATATAACAGAAGGAATAAATAGTATGAAATATATAGATAAATGCATTTTATGTTATATCGGAATCATTCTCATTACTTCCATTCTTTATATTTATTTCGGAACAAATTTATCAATAGAAGAAAAAACGGAAAATGTACAAGAAGGATTAGCAGGAGTCAAACAGATTGTAACACCTATAAAAAAAATTTTTATAAACATTAATAAATCCATTCAAAAACAGTTTGGTACAATAAAAACGATGATAAATGATCAAACACGAAAAATAGACGGTTTACCCGGAACCATTGGAACCAAAATAGACACTACAATAGACGGTGCAAAAAACAGTATTACAGGCGTAATAGACAGTGCAAAAAACGGCATTACAGGCACAATAAACGATGCAAAAACCGGCATTACCGGCTCAATAGACACCGCAAAAAACGCCATTACAGGCACAGTAGACACTGCAAAAAGCGCCATTACAAATCAAGTAAAAATAGTCACAAAAAAGACAAACGCAATCGCAAAAAAAGCAGACACTGTTTTGAAAACGGCAACGAAAACATTAAGTAAGAGAGCTAGAATGATGTTTGATGCAACCAATAGTTTCGGAGACGCATTAACGGACGAATTCGATAATTTGGGAAAAGTACTGCGGCTTGGATCAAACGATATTGGCGAATTATTTAATATAATAAACAAAAAGCTTTGGCCTTACTTAAAAGAGTTTTTTGGTGAATCCGTAGGTTCACGTGCCGAATGTGTATGGCAAAAAGCCCGTAATATAAAAAGTTGTTCAAAATATTATGGTTTTGGTGTATTTGTGAACACGATATACAGCATTTTTGTTCTTTTTCCAGCAAGCTTAATAAAAATTATTACGAAGTTCAATGCGCTAAAAATAGTAAGACAAATGGAAAACAGTGCGAATCGCGTTGATACACAAATACATAAATTGACCGGGTTTCGCGTTTTACAATGGAGTGATGAAGTGAAAGATCGATGTTTTCGTTGCACGAATTTGAAACCAATGCCCGTATTCCCATTGAAACCATTCAACGATCATACCGAAAAGATGAAACACGATTTTAATCAAGAAATGCCAAGGATGTTAAATGAAGCAAAGGGTAAATTCGTAAGATCGGGAATTGAATTTAAAAATGTGTTTAATGCAAAAGCGGCGTCTACTTCGATAGATGATGATATCGGAAATGAATTAACATCTACCTCGTTTTATGAGAACGACCCGAATGACGTTACTTTGTAACCTTTCAATCGCCGATATATCATTCAGCCTTTTAGCGATGCAATATTATATCCGGAGTTTGTATAATGGGTAAAAAATGTATTCCCGGGGTCATATGTATTGAAAATATGACTCTGGTTCTACTCATCCTTTTAATCTTTTTGGTGACTTATATTTATTACGTATCCTTTTTGAAAAGGGAAAAACACGATACTCAAACCATTGTCGTCACCTCGGGTGGCACCGGTTCTTACTCGGGTTCTTTCTCAGGTTCTTATTTATCGAATCGTATTTTAGACGAAGGTGTTTATACAGACGGCCAACCGCGTCTAAGAACCGACCCTTTTCGAGACCCGTATGCGCCCCCTTTAAAAAACGATTCGCCCTATTTTCGAAGTGACTCGGGCGATATCCGCGGTCAGCCCGCCGTTCCGGTAAATATCCAAACACGTGGACATAGTTCTGTCTATACACAATTAGGTATTCTTACGCGTTCAGGCAGTAAAGGCAGTACCGAAATGATATTACCGCTTATGGGTCGTCGAATTATGAATGGTCGCGATAAATACCAGTATTATACGATGTCCAATACGGGGAATTTGAATACGAAACTACCGATTCGCGTGAAAGGGAAATCGGCGAGTAATGAATATGGGTGCGACGAAATATTTTCAAACGACACCGTATACGTAGAAGGATATAACGATTCGTTTCGCGCGACCATTTATGAGAATGGGCAATTCACATACATACCGGTTCTATAGAAAAAAACAATCGATTGAAAATAATAAAATGAAAAAAATACCCATTTTATTATTCAGCGGATTCAAATCTTCAGTTGTAACTCTTTATTTCATAGAGGGACGTTGATTCGGTTCAACGACCAGCGGTTGCGGAATAATGATCGGAATACGGTCAAATACGTGTAAACTTTTCAGTTGTTTTATTTTGGGCTTGAACTCCGATTGTGGTTGTACTAAATTGGTTGAACCAATGCCCCATAAAAAGGATTCGACATCCATCCCATTACATGCCAAATCGTTATACCCCACTTTTCCCGCTAATAACCCATCCCCCGGCAAATGAACGGTGGAAGGTGCACCATAACATACATTCGTAGAATAGGTGGAAATTTCGTTATTTAATTTTTGCTCATATTGGTAGTCTCCTGGCGTGTTTCGGTTTCTCGTAGAAGCCATGTATTATATATAACGATCCAAAAAAATATCAACATAATTTCTTTTTCAGTGCGATAAAATGGGGGTTTTTTTCTAAAGAGGTGGTTGCGAACCCGTTATCCACGGTTTGTCCCGTTTCGTATTGAATATATTCTAAATCAGTCACGCCATAAATGGGACCAGTTATCTGTAGCGGATGGAAAACCGAACATAGTAGGGGATGAAATAAAAGGAAATAGTCGTAGGAGAATAAAACGGCTAAACCAATTTCGGGGTCGGTACTAAACATTGTCGCCGCTGCGTAGCCGTATAATTCTTGGAAACATGCGTTTTTCTTTGTAATCGAGTATATATAGTCCAACACTTTCGAAGTGGATCTGTCGTCGTAATTTTGTTCGTCTTTGGTTTCATCATCGATATCCAAGGTGGATATGAATTCTTGCATACGGAATATTTCGCGAATACAGTTACGATATTCTTGGTTGTTTTTATATTGGACGGGTTTGTTTAAATATATATTTATGTTCATAGTGTAATAGTATATAACACATAGAGTCTATATTATATTTTGATTCAAATATAATATGGGTTAGATGTACGTTATGCGACGTAAACGTTTTTATTTTGGTTTCGTTGGAAAATACGTTATAGGGAGGACTCGGTCGTATTGGGTACCGAATGGACAGCCGATATTAACCTACTAGTGTTTACACCTTTGCACATTTAGAGCATCCTCTCTTGGTCTTTTGAGTTTTATTGGTTTTTTTGCTTTTTTTTGAGGATTTTTTTTTGTATTTTCGACTTCCCCCAAATGATCTGCCACGCCTAAAACCATGACCAGGAGCACCAGGAGCACCAGCACTAGCAATATCAGCACTAGAACCAGCACCACTTTGGGTGGGTGTTTTTGCGAGTTTATATAGTTGTAGTGGTTTCCCACCATTAACTATAAAAGGGAATTTGAAACCGTTGTTACCGTTGTTACCTTTGTTACCTTTGTTACCTTTTCCACCACTAAGTTTATTAATCGCATAATCACCACTATTTGCCGGTAAAATTTCTACGTTTTTTTCAGACATTTTATAAAATATACAAAGATAATTTTTCTAAATACTAGGTTTGTTTCTTGGTTTGGCTAAATAAACGCAAGGTTCTTTACTTTTTTTTCAATGATTTTGACTTCTTTTTATTAACGACTCGCTTTCTTCTGGACTTTCCGCCTTTATGTGTCGTTATTGATGGCGCAGTTGAACCCATGGTAGTTGCACGTGCGGTTGAACCCATGGTAGTTGCACGTGCGGTTGAACCCATGGTAGTTGCACGTGCAGTTGAACCCATGGTAGTTGCACGTGCAGTTGAACCCATGGTAGTTGCTTTTGTATGGTGGTGTGGTTTTCCAGAGGGGATTGCTTTTGTATGGTGGTGTGGTTTTCCAGAGGGGATTGCTTTTGTATGGTGGTGTTGTTTTGCAGAACCGGTTGCTTTTGCAGAACCGGTTGCTTTTGCAGAACTTCCAATAGTTGAACCAACGGGAGCAGTTAAAGTAGATGCTGCGACATTCGCAACTTTGGATATCGTTGTAGCCATTTCTTTCATTCCTTCCATTATGCTGCCTCCTTGTTTCATCGTTATTTTATTGATGATATAAAATACAATAAGATAATGTTTGATGTGAATACCTATTATATATGATATGTAAACCCCTGAAGAATAAATGGGACAAAGACCCATTTTATTCTTAAGGGTCATGACCGATAAGTTTTACAATAGGACGCGAAGCGTCCCATTTTACACCCTTGAAGATTATAAACCGCCTTTGGCGGTTCAGTCTTCAAGGGCAACGTTACCGACAAATGAATTAAAACGCCCCCGCTGGGGGCGGATTTAAATCTTCATCGGTGTAAATCTTCAACGGTTTAAAACGATTTATCACTGGGTCTTGTCTCGTGCATTTCGCGCGAGGCAACCCCTCCGCGAACCCATCCAGATAACGCAGATTCTTCCACCGTATAAGACGGATTTTTCACATGTTCTTTCATATAATCATCGGTTGGATACAATGTATGACCCATAAAACTCGTTTCCATAATAGTAGAAACACTCTTTTTCTCCAATGAATTTTCACCTTGTTGTAATTGTGATTCCAATACTGGGTCACAAGAGCCTTTTCCTAAATATGGGATGGATAAAAATGGGCGTTGGACCAATTGTAATTTCTCTAAAGGTCTTTCTTGTTCGGTTTGAATCAGTAAAGCGGAATCAACCTCAACACCGGTACCTGATAATCCAACACCTTTTGTGCCGCTTACCATAATCGCAGGTTGTTCCGTTGCAAATTGAACATGCGAATCGGATGAAACATTGCTAAAATAATTAGACAATGTGTAATTCGCAAAACGAGTATTATGAACGGTGCGTTGCGTTTGATCCACGGGGTCTGCCGATAATCTACCTAAATTATTAAACATGTAACTGGACATAGTAGACATGACGTATAATATAATATAATATATAATAATAACATTATATTATCATGTAAACGTCACGACTTTAATTAATATGACGCGCAAGATTTCGCGCACAAGCAAACAAATTTCCTTCTTTGCAAGACACCATGCTTCCATAACAAAAATCGGCAAACGCCCCTTGGTCATTCGGGATCGTCGTACTCGCGGTAGAATAAAAAGGCTGCATCGATTGTTCAAACACGTACTGGTCCCCTAAATCCTTGAATAATTTATCGGCAATATCCGGTTGGTCGGGATTCAATTCTTGGACAATGTTTTTGGCTTGGGATAATATATCGCCGTTCACTTTTTTATTATAAGAAGGTCCCGCCGGTTTTTTATTCGGGTTATAATCATAATCCGTCAACATTACATTTTGAAACGGGTTTTCCTTGGAAGGAGGGATGAACGCGTTTTCTTGGACCGGTAGATTGTTTTGTTTCAAATAATCGGACGCGGGGTTATTATAACCCTTTGTGGGGTCTTGGTAACCCTTTGTATTACCCTTAGTGGGGTCATTATTACCCTTTGTAGGGTCTTGGGCACCTTTTGTAGGGTCTTCGTACCCCTCTTTTTTCATTTTTTTTATTTCACGCTCATGATATAAATACAAAACCACGATAGATCCCAAGGTAATCATTCCGATCGCCAATATTCGCATATTGTGTGTTACTATGAAAGATATAACCGTTAATAAAATAATACTACGTGATAATGCATTCAGTTTATCATTATAATTCATCGATTCCACTGGAAAAAATTCAAATATTCGGTCCTTTTGAAATAAAATATTTGGATTCACAAACCAAAATTCGGATTCAGTTTTCTTATCAGAACACTGGTCATTCGCCGCCGATGCTTTATCTAAAACCACACCAGATGAGTCGTATTCGTATATAAAATTATTTATATTTTCGGTGATTTTTGAGATTGAATTCATATATATGTACCCGTATATTATCTTCGTGCCTCGTTATTCTCATAATGATTACATTACTAAATAGTAGAGTATATGTGACTATTTTGATATGATTTGAAACGATTCGCATTTCGTTTCTTGAGGAACAATTTTAAGCACACACTTGGTTTTATAACCATAAATCGGTTCAGTACACCCATTCTCTTTTAATTTGTTCTCTTTTTCTAAATCCGTTTTCGTTTTTTTACAACGTGCCCGAAAATGTTCATATCGGTCTCTCACATCTTCAAAAGATAGTCCCGATTTTTTTCCAAGCATACCATTTACGACTTCATGTAATCGGTATACATAGAGTGAAAAGTGATGTCTCGATTCCATATCTTTTAAAGAAAGTGGTAATTTTTTGAAATTCTTTTTCAAGTTCGATCTACATTTACCACATGGAAGAACGCGTTGTAAACTTAATACGAAATTCATATAATTTCGTTTTTCTTCACAAGTTGGTTGAATGGGATAATTAAAACTCATTGAGTGTAACATGTGCCATGTACTTGGTCCCCACACACTCGTTAACATACCGTCGTTACTTTGGTAATGTTCCGTTGTATATCGATACGTTTTGTTTGTTTTTTTATTAGAAATACGAAGCGTCGCTTTTGTTTTCCTTGTCTTATTCTCTTTATTATTCTTATTTGTACCGTTCCTTGTACTCTTTGTGCTGTTCCTTGTACTCTTTGTGCTCATTATGCTATTTTTAGCACTATTATTTGCACTCATTCTATGCTATATACATATAATATTTTTCCCCATTTTTATGTTTGATAAATGCCTCTGAAAATGCCTAAGAAAAAACACAATCAAGGTTTAGGAATTATATCATCCAATTATATAAAATTAAAATGAACTGGATCGTAACGATTTACGCCGCCATTTTATTCTTTCTTTTGAGCCCCAATATTCTCCTTCGTTTACCACCTACCGGTAATAAGTACGTAGTCGCGGCAACGCATGCGACGGTGTTTGCCGTTGTGTTCTATTTTACCAATAAACACGTTTGGGAACTGTCTATGAAATCGCACGGACAAATCGCAGCCGCAACTACTGCACCACATTAATAAGTAAAAAAACAGTATATATTATATTATTTATATTATATACATAGCAATGGCTACAATCGTAGAAATTATATACCGTGATTATTTATGGCCACATAAAAGAAAGATCCTCATTTTTTTCCTCTTATTGTTATTTATTTTAGTAAGTGTATTTGCCTATAAAAAATACGCGCAAGATAAAATGAAGAAAAAACCATATCACGACGTTGCAAACGCAAATCATAACCAAGAACAAGTCCAAATATTGTTTTTTTCGACAGAGTGGTGTCCTTATTGCAAAAAAGCACAACCCGAATGGGATAAATTTACACAAAAAAACAGTATAGTGAATAACTATAAGTTGGTTTGTACCAAAATGGACTGCACAAATGGGGATGACGCGGATGTAAAAACAAATATTCAAAAATACGATATTCAACATTACCCTACCGTTAAAATGTTATTCAAAGGGGATATAATCGACTTTGACTCCAAAATAACGGAAGAATCCTTGACAAAGTTTGTGAATAGCATTTTGAATGAATAATTATGGGTTCTTGGACTCCTTGGACTCCTTGGACATTGATTCAATATATTCGGCCGCAATACGTTCACCATATTGAACCAACCGTTTTCGCTCATCAATAGAGGTTGAAAATAGATAAATATCATATAAAGAAATCGACCCAGACGGAAATAAAATAGTATGTTTAATCGAAATATCCGGGTTTTCTTTATCCAACACACGCTGCTGTTTTGCGTACTTGGAAAACTTTTTTGCGATACTATTTAATAAAAACAGTAAATAATCAAATATAGTGGTTTTACATTGAAAGGGCTCCGCGTCCAATTTACCGATATTCAAACTAATATCGGCAGTCAATAAAGCATGATTCGCCGCGATTGGTGAATTTACACATTTGATTGGTTTAAATGTGGGGGGTTTTACCGTTTCTTTCCTTGAAAACCCCAATATTTCATCCGGATTTTTATTACGAAGAATGCATTCATAAATGGGGTAATTACATAATATGCCGCCATCCGAATAGTATTTTTCCCCGTGATATAATGGGGAAAATAAGATGGGTAATGCGGCAGATGCGTATACCGCGTCCATTAACCGCCATTCGGGGTGTGTTTTATAAGATATATCCACCACAGATAATTCATCCAGGTCGGTTGTGATTATATGTATATCTATATTGGACCATTCGTAGAACTCTTTCATAGTAATGTTTATGGAAAGGTCTTGTGCACAAATAAGTGGTTTTAAAAATTCCTCGAATTCGTTCATTTCGAATATTCCCTTTTTTTGATAAGAATCGAGTATCTTTGTAACGCTCATTGGAAAGGCTTGGTCCCAAGGTCGTTTAATAACATAATCATCGGTATCTTCCCATTTATATTTTAATGCAATCACTACACTGATAATTGCCCCTACCGAAGTTCCATAAATCGATTCTATGTCTTGAATATTCCATATTCCATTATTATGAAGGTATTTTAAAGCACCATAAGCGGATATTCCCAAGACACCGCCACCTGATAATACAATATGTCGAATCTTGGATTTGCTTTTGGCTTTTTCATTGGCTTTTTCATTGGCTTTTTCATCGGCTTTTGTATCATTACATGAAGGGTCCATTATATAGACAATTTATGCATATATTCTTATTTTATTTTCATCACACATATTTATTTATCCATATTTGTATTTTCCAAGAAAAAATACAAATATACAACGGGCTTATGGTTTTCTTATGGTTTTCTTATGGTTTTCTTATGGTTTTCTTATGGTTTTCTTAGGATTTTCTTAGGATTTTCTTGGATTTTCTTTATTTGTAAATATTTGTATCATATAATGTCTGTAATGGTTGTATTACACCGTAGGAACATTTGTAACCGTAGGAAGATGACTAATTGTAGGAAGTTTTCTAATCGGAGGAAGTTGTTTAATCGGAGGAAGTTGTTTAATCGGAGGAAATTTTTTAATCGGAGGACCCGTAGGACCCGTAGGACACGTAGAAACCGTAGAAAGTTGTCTAACCGTAGGGACTTTTTTAACCGTAAGAATTCTCACCCTTTTTGACGGATGATTGGACATATTCACCGGTTTTTTAAATTCTTCTTTCATACGATACAGGCTGGTATAGGAGTTCGAAGTTAGACGATACACGTCAAACTCAGAATACCCAAAACAAAGTTTCGAAATGGGTGTATAATCTACAAAGTGACGCTCTTTGCCACGCATAGCAAGGATTTCACGAAGATATTCGGGTAGATGGTCGATCGAATATAGGGACATTGCATACAGTTGTTTTCTTGGATATATATGAATAACGGCAGAAAAAGTCCTTCAATTTTACATTTGAAACTGGTCCGTAAAACTAGTCCGTAAAACTGGTCCGTAAAACTAGTCCGTAAAACTAGTCCGTAAAACTGGTCCGTAAAACTAGTCCGTGCATTCACCCCCTTTTTTTTCTCCGTGAATAATAAAATATATGTCCTGTCTACTCTTTATAGAAGACGACGAAAATGTACAAAAAGTCAATATCGATGATTTATACGAAAAAAACCAGAAACGCGATTTAAAACAATTATCCATATTTAATAAAATCCTAAATCGAATTAATAAGCGTATCGTGACTACCGGTCGAAATAAACGAACCGAAAAATTCATTTGGTTTACTATTCCGGAATACATTTTCGGAGAACCGGTATACGATAAAAACGACTGTATTGCCTATATTATATCGAAACTGGAATCCAACGGGTTTTTCATCAAATATATGCATCCAAATACGGTTTTCGTATCTTGGGAAAAATGGGTGCCGTCTTATGTGAGACACGAGCTTAAAAAAAAGTCGGGAATTATCGTAAATGAACGCGGGGAGATCTTGGATAAAACGGAATCTACCCAAAATCCGGAAAATATGAATACCAAGATTTTGAATGATAAAACGGTGCCTACCCAAAAAGAACAAAAGCAATATACCCCAATCGGTAGTTATAAACCTACTGGAAATTTAGTATATAACCCCGAAATCTTTGAAAAAATCGAGAAACGGGTGGGATAAATCACGGCTTGGAGTATATATATTTCTTGGTCTGTTTCTTTTTTTTATTCGAACCGTTTCGAAACGTTTTTCTTTTAGATGATCCACCTTGTTGACCTTGTTGACCTTGTTGACCTTGTTGACCTTGTTGACCTTGTTGACCTTGTTGACCTGGTTGACCTTGTTTACCTTGGTTTGTAATTGTTGCGCCGGTTTGGTTAACTACCATCTCTGCATTTCCACCTGTTTTTGACGTACAAACAATGTTTGAATCAAATAACTTGAATTGTGCCGTCATTTTTTCCGCAAACGCTCTTTTAAATTCGTCTGATTTTAATAGGGTATCTATCGCGTTATCCATTTTTGATTTCGAATTTTCAATAACACGTTGCATTACTCTGCCGTCTTCTTCAATATGTTCGAGCCGCTTGCTAACCATTTCTAAAAGTGTTTGGGAATTTTTCCCAAAAAACCCATTTATACTCATGCAAAGAGCCTTTGATATTTGTCTAGTCAAAATTTTAATGATCGGTTTAAGCAACTTTTGCGCTGCAGCTTTAACAGATTGCATTAATGTGTTATAATATACCTATATATTTTTGATTGAAAAAAATTGAATCAAATATATGGCTTGAAATAAATGCAAACCAAACCATGATTTCGCAACAAAATGAATCCGATAAACCATATACGCACGGTCCTATCATATATATTAAAAAAAAACATAAACAGATTCCGTCTAATAAATCAGGCTCTATGGATTCGATTTCATCGAATTCAGAAACGAATCATAAACCTAAATGTGTAGAATCTAATCTTCATTGGATGAGTGAGGTAATAAGCGAACTACCTTGCGCGTTGATACAAAAAGACGGGAACGCCGAACCCAATAAAAATAATTCGACTAAAAAGAAGAAAACGCAAATGTCTTCCGACGAAAAAACGAAATTATGGGAAATATTTGACTTGGATAAATGCGGGGTGAATTCGGATTCCACGATAGAATGTCTTTACGCAGCCGAAAGTGAAACGAAATTATGTTCCCTATGTAATTCCATATTAATGATCATGGAAGACGGGTTTCCGACATGTATGAACGAATCATGTGGTCTTATATATAAAAACACACTCGATTATTCCCCCGAATGGCGATTTTATAGTTCGGAAGATAAAAACGCATCGGATCCTACACGATGCGGAAATCCAATTAACCCCTTACTTATGGAATCCTCTTTCGGATGTAAAATATTATGTAATAATCATTCATCCTATGAAATGAAGAAAATCCGAAAATGGACCGAGTGGCAGGCAATGCCTCATCGAGAAAAGTCGTTATACGAAGAGTTTCAATTCATCACCATCATGGCGCAAAATGCAGGTATTCCTAAAATATTCATCGACGATGCGATGAGTATCCATAAAGATATTTCGGAACAAAAAATGTTTCGCGGATTGAATCGGGATGGTATGAAATCCGCGTCGATTTATATATCGTGTCGTTTGAATGGCTGCCCGAGAACCGCCCACGAAATTGCCGAGATTTTTCGATTGGATAAAACGAGTGCGACGAACGGGTGTTCCATGGCCGTAAATATATTATATAATATTGAGCGTACGGTGGACCCATCACATAAAACTGAATTGGCGACTACAAAACCGAGCTCGTTTATTGAACGATATTGTAGTCGATTAAACATCAATCATGAACTGACGATGCTTTCCAAGTTTATCGCAAAAAAAGTGGAAGACGGTGATATTATTACTGATAATACACCTCACGCAATCGCTGCGGGAATTGTCTATTTTATTTCCTCTGTATGTAATTTAGACATATCCAAAATGGACATAAAATGTGTATGTGGGGTGAGCGAAGTAACTATTAATAAATGTTTTCGTAAATTAGAATTGATACAAAACAAATTGGTGCCTGTATGCATAATTGAAAAATATAAATAATCGATTTATTATTAAGAGTATTTCGCCATTTAGGGATTATAAACCACTGAATAATTACACATTTGATACCGATAAGAGTAATTTATAGGTAGTATCAAAGGCGTAAAATCTTCGCCGGTTTAATATATTTCAATACAATATATTATGAATTCAGACGAGGAGCCCAATATCCATTTTTTAATATCGGAAGAAAACGATAAAACCTCAGATTCGGAGCCCATTATTACAGAAGAACCCGTATCAGAACCCGTCGCAGAACCTGTGATTGTAGCAGAAGAACCCATCCAAGAACCCGTATCAGAACCTATCGCAGAACCTGTCCAGGAACCAGAACCAGTTCCAGAAGAACTTGTCCAAGAACCCGTCCAAGAACCAGAACCAGTTCCAGAAGAACTTGTCCAAGAACCAGTCGCAGAACCAGTTCCAGAAGAACCTGTGCCTGTAGCAGAAGAACCTGTCCAGGAACCTATCGCAGAACCTGTGCCTGTAGCAGAAGAACCAGTTCCAGAACCAGTAGTAGAACCTGTCCAGGAACCAGTAGTAGAACCCGTTCCAGAACCAGTATCAGAACCAGTATCAGAACCAGTATCAGAACCTATCGCAGAACCTGTGCCTGTAGCAGAAGAACCAGTCCAGGAACCTGTAGCAGAACCCGATCCAGAACCAGTATCAGAACCAGTATCAGAACCTGTAGTAGAACCCGTTCCAGAACCTATCGCAGAACCTGTAGCAGAACTCGTTCCAGAACCAGTATCAGAACCAGTCCAAGAACCTATCGCAGAACCAGTATCAGAACCCGTTCCAGAACCAGTTCCAGAACCTATCGCAGAACCAGTATCAGAACCCGTTCCAGAACCTGTCCAGGAACCCGTTCCAGAACCCGTTCCAGAACCAGTCGCAGAAGAACTAGTCCAGGAACCAGTATCAAAACCGATAAACGCACCTTCCGTCGAAAAAGATACAGAAACCGGTTGTGAAACATACGAAACCATAAACTCCCCCATTACCGAATCAGACGAATCCACCTTGAGTGGTTCCATAGACAGTGAATATACAGAAAACATCCATATTTTAATGGAAGACCCCGAAAAAATAAATATCGATGAAATACACGAAAACATTAACGTTATATTGGAAGAAATCTATAACGACGCGTCGTCTCTAATCACAACGAGTGAAAACGTAAATATGTCTCAGCTTGCAAAAGAGAACAATGAAAAAAAGAGTAATGTGCCCGATGTCGTTTTTATAATTCCATATCGCGACCGTGAACCCGATAAATCTGCATTTTTGAGTCATATGCCCAATGTTTTGAAAAAAGAGTTTTCTAAAAACAAAACATATGAGTTCTATTTTATCGAGCAAAACGACACGCGTTCGTTTAATCGCGGAGCCATCAAAAACATTGGGTTTATTATTCTAAGACAACTTTATCCCAATGATTATAAAAACATAACCATCGCATTTCACGACATTGACTCTATGCCGGCGACAGATGGTTTATTCACATACGATACACGCCCCGGAATAATTAAGCATTTCTATGGATATACATACGCACTGGGCGGAATGCTATCTATAAAAGCAAACGATTTCGAAAAATTAAACGGGTTCCCGAATTACTGGGGATGGGGATACGAAGATAATTTATTATACAAACGCGCAAAACAGATGAATTTAACAGTTGACCGAACCCAGTTTTTACCGATTTTTGATACGAAAATAATCACAACGAATAAAGAAAATATGAAATCAGTAAACAGAAGCGATTTTGAAAGATATATTAGAAAGACAAACGAAGGCATCGACTCGATTTATCATATTAACTATGTATTGGAAGAACCCGACACAACCCATAAACTATTCAAAGTAAATCATTTTGAAACAACTTATCCGGAAAATGTAAATACAAAGTCGGAATACGATACTTCGAATGGTCCCATGCCGTTCAAATATGGATATTCTGCACGTAGAGGGTCGCGAATAACTATGCATCTATCTTGAGGTCATCCGATAAAACCCGGTCCAAAATCGTTTTTTTTATAGAATGGGATAGATAATTACGGGTGACTTGGTTGTTATGTAAACGATAAAACAGTAATACGTTGGGCAAAGAATAAATCTTTTTATATTTCTTTAAAACCCGTAAGAATAAATCGTAATCTTCCGTATGTGGTAAACCCTTACTATAATTACCTACGGATAAAATGGCGGATTTTCGAAAACATACCGTGGGGTGGTTTAGTAGCCAATCCGTGCCGTCTTTTAAACATTCCTCCCACGTATATTCGTAAGGATGTTTTTTTTCTTCATTAAAAAAAATCTTTGTTTTAGGATTCAAAGGGTCATTCAGTTTAAAACATTGTATTCCCGTTCCACAAATAACCGCGTCTTGGTTCGTTTTCATAAACGCGATTTGTATATTCATCCGTTCTGATATCATAATATCATCTCCGTCCATTCGAAATATGAGTTCATTCGTACATTTCAATACACCGCAATTTAATGAATATCCGATACCCATGTTTTTATCCCATTTATCGTAGATAACCTTGGTAAACCGCGTGTTTTTTTTGAAATGTTCCAATTCTGCCTCTAAAATTTGGGTATGTTTTTGGTCGGACCCATCATTGATAACCACCAATTCCATTCCGAAATACCCGTTTTGTAATTTGATCGAGTCCAAACATTCACGTAAGTAATGTTGTGGCGTATTGTGTATAGGAATCAATATAGAAACCCATTCACTCGGTTCCAGTAATTCGGCCGGAACGGTTTCCTCATTCATCGACTCGTAATTGTTATTTGCAGACCCCCATAATTGATGAGCATATACCTTTTTATGACCCGCATAACGATTCCCGGTGAAATGAATCGGTAAAAAACAGTGGCTTGGAAAAACGGAAAAATCACTGTATTTGCCCGTATTCAAAAATTTGGTTAATAAAGAGGGGCCTACGCTATACCACGCTTTGAAGCCACGTATTAATTCGGTGGATTCATCCGATAGTATCCATTCGATAATATCGCGACATAATGGGTGTCCAGGCGGAAACCCCATATTTCCATTGGCCACCAAGTCTTTTCGTGCGTTTTCGTTTTCATAGGTAGCAAATGCGGCTTTATTCATAAACAGATCATCCAAGGGTTCAATACAAAACGAATCGGCATCAATAAAAACCCCGCCATATCGGTATAATAGTTCCCAGCGCATCATATCCACTTTTCCACATATTTCTTTCATCAGCTCCATTTTAGCGGCAGTTCTAAAAGTGATTCCGCGTTTCGCGAATTCGGATTCGTTCCATAAGATATATTCGAAATCGGGGTGTTTTTCTTTCCAAGTATTCATTAGTTTTATGGGGGCGGGTTTTGGTCCAACCCATAATTGATGAATGATTTTCGGAATCGAATTCGACATATACTAGAGTACATTAGTTTCGTTTTATGTAATTATCATAAATAATTATATAAAACAAAAAGGGTTTACAAGTAATACAAGAATAAAGAGAAGTAATAAACATGAATCTTGTAATGGATATCAATGATTTCAATATAAATTCGGTTTTGTTATTAGATTCAAAGAAAAATATGATTATGGACGGAAATTTCGTAAGAATCCTATATTCGGATTCGTTTTGTTCAATCAATGGCGTTTATTTATTATTACCATTATCTTTAGACACAAGACAATTGTATGTAAACCATAATGAACCCGTTTTTGGTTACGCAGAAGAGTGTTCAAAACAAGAACGTTTGAAGAATATAAATGTCGCGAATAAAACGACTTTGAAACTAAAAACAAGTGATTTGACGAATGTGAATTCTTTGAATAAGATGATACTTATTGAAAAACAACTGTTGGAATTTTATAAACAATACATGAAAAGTGAAAAAACATCGAGTTATAGTTTACGTGATCAAATATGTAATGAAAGTTTAAAATTATATAGAAATCAAAATGCATATCTACAGAACAATACGTTTTTAAATAAAAACATAACGCAACATATATTGAAAATTTCGGGTATTTGGGAAACATCTACACATTTCGGAATTACATATAAAATAATACACTCTATGTAGAGACAAACATTATTCGCACGTTATTTACAGATTGATGTATCACTCCGCAACAGAGACGGTATATATTGGCTTACTCGTCATATGGCTTAGTCGTCATTGGATTAGTCGTCATTGGCTTAGTCGTCATTGGCTTAGTCGTCATTGGCTTAGTCGTCATTGGCTTAGTCGTCATTGTATTAGTCGGCATAAGATTGCTCGACATTAGATTACTCATAGGCATAGTGGTAGTTGGACTACTCGACATGAGGTTACTAGGCATGAGGTTACTCGACATTAGATTACTCATAGGCATAGTGGTAGTTGGACTACTCGACATGAGGTTACTCGACATGAGATTGCTCGACATTAGATTACTCATAGGCATAGTGGTAGTTGGACTACTCGTCATGAGGTTAGTCGGCATGAGATTACTCGACACAAGATTACTCATCATGAGATTACTCATAGGCATAGTGGTAGTTGGACTACTCGACACGAGATTACTCGACACAAGATTACTCGACACGAGATTACTCATAGGCATAGTGGTAGTTGGCCGAGTCGTCATTGGGTTAGCAGAAGAATCTAAAATATCAGATTCAACCATCCCCTCACTTTTATTCACAAAAGAATATCCAATAATGTATACATAAAAGACAATTAGACCACCAAGCGCCAAATATTTACACATTTTCGGTTGGGTAAGATACTTCATCAATATTATATATTATAATATATATATTATTCTATGTCTGCGATACTAAATCAAAATGAGAAACGATATATTTCTTGGAAAGGAAACCCTACCAAATTATTAACACCGAGTTTAGCCATGAACAAAAATACCATGAATATGAATCGATATACTTTGAGGTTGGCTCTTCCGCTAAAAATTTATAGAAAAGAAATCGCTTCTATAAAAAATTGTGATAGTAAAAGAATAAAAATCGATGATTTAAATCAACCCGGCGGGTCAAATATAACTATTTCGGCAAATGGGCTCGGCTCGCTTTTATCGCATGATTTTTCATTACCCAATAGTAAATACGAATTACTCGGCACACCCTGTTTGGGGCTTTCGTCAAATGGGGTTTGTTTGACGATTGAACAGAATGCAAAAAATCGTGTCCGTAGTAGCGGAAATATTAAACGCAAATTTAATGTAAACGCAAACAACGATCTATCGTATTATACGAACACAAAGCAGTATTTAGAGGCAAGAAACCGATTATTTTCTCAAAATCAATATGCCATGGCCATTAAAAATAGTGCTACTACTAAACCCGGAGCACCCGGTTCGGAAGCCTTCTTATATAAAACGAATGAAATCAGTCATTGCGCCGACTTTTATCTTGCAAATCCAATAAAGTTCTCGTATTTATTTCCAACCAATCAAGCATTATTCGACGCAACTTCCAACAATCCAAACGATACTATATGGGATGTTATAATCCCATCCGGTTATTACTCGGACGTTGAACAAATCAACACGATTTTAAAAAACACAATGCTTACAAACAAACATTATTATAAAGATAAAACAACCGGACAATATATTTTTTTATTAAACATTTCGTATGATTATATTACATGTAATGTCGTGTTTCAAACCAAATATTCAGGGGTTGGTATCTATAGCAATTCATCTGGAAATGTAGATGTGTCTGGAACTGGAATTTCACTAATAACTGAACCCGGTACGGCCGGGTTTACAACCGTTGGGCCGTCTTTTATAATAGATACACAAACTGCTTCTGAATTTCTTGGAATTACTACTGGAAACAACCCGTTTCAGACGTTGGTTTACCCGAATAACAATTTCCCCGGAAACAATTTCCGACGATATAATTATATGCGAAGGGACTCCCCATATATTCCGGGTTCTACCGATTTATCCGGTAAAAATTCGTCCGACTACGGTATCTCTACTCCGCCGTTTATGCAGAAGAAATACACCCCGCTTTATTATAAACCGAATAATTCGCAATACGCACAACAGGGCGCGGTAAGCGCCAGTTCAAAAATAGCAAGAGTCAGATATAATACCATTACTACAAATGCATTAAAATATAGAACAGCATTGGGTGAATCGGTCGGAAACGCATTAGCGTATGGAGTAAGTGATACAACCTATTCCCTCAAGGATAAAATCGGGGTTCCAAATAAAAAAACCCCCAAATTTTCCCCTTATACGACTGTGATGAAAACATGCAACGTTAAAAAGATATAAGGTCGGTCGGTCGATCGGTCGGTCGGACGTCCCCGGATTATCATTCATCTACAAAAAGGTATAAAATCAATTACATAATAAGAATAGCAAAGAATCGGTTCTTATTGTCCATAATGATTTTTTTCACATTACCCAGATTACCCCCAATGAATTATAAATATATGGACTATATTACCCACCAAGATACATCAGAAACCAAAACCGAATTATCTCAATCATTATCTTCATATTTATACGAAATCAAAGAACGCATTCATGAATACGAATACGAATGGGATAACTATAAAAAATACACGAACCCTTACGAATTTATCCATACAAACGTGCCCGATAAAAAACGCTGTGTCGCAAAATACAAGCCGCTTTCGCGCTCTTTTTTCAAAATGATTGAACTTGCGTCTTTTTTCAAACTATATAACCAAACGATGCCTGCGATAAAAACCTTCCATTTAGCCGAAGGACCGGGTGGGTTTATCGAAGCGATTTCCTTTTTACGAAAAGGGTGTCTCCAAGATACATATATTGGAATGACGCTTTTGACCGATGAAAACGATACAAATATACCAGGATGGAAGAAAAGCTATTCCTTTTTGAAAGAAAATCCACAAGTGAAAATCGAAACGGGCGCAGATCAAACGGGAAACCTACTCTCTTTTGAAAACTTGAAATATTGTGCCGAAAAATACGGGTCTTCTATGGATTTCATTACCGCCGATGGCGGATTCGATTTCTCCGTTAATTTCAATGACCAAGAAATCGATATTGGTAACTTGTTATTTGCACAAGTCGCCTTCGCACTCGTCATGCAAAAACATAAAGGGTCTTTCGTTTTAAAGATTTTCGATTCTTTCATGATTCATACCATTGATATATTGGCCATTTTAGCATCATTTTACGATAAAGTATATATTACCAAGCCGGATACCAGTCGATGTGCAAATTCGGAAAAATACATTGTTTGTCGAAATTTTATGAATGAAAGCGTTTCCGATTTTTTACCCTTTTTATATAATGCATTTCATAAAATGACGCGGGATTCTTTCGGTTCGGTCTCATTCGATGAGAAAGGATGTAAACAACCAAATATCAAAAAGCGGTTTTTAAATACAGAAATTCCCCATTATTTTATATCAAAAATGGAGGAGTATAACGCCATCATCGGACAACAACAGATTGAGAATATTCACTATACGTTGACCCTCATCCAAAATAAATATAAAAACGATAAAATAGAATCCATATTAAAAACAAATATTCAAAAATGTGTACAATGGTGTATTAAAAACCATATCGCATACCATACGAATATTCAAAGCAACTCCAATATTTTTTTATCGACGGAAAATACATAATTACGCCGAGTACATACATATAATATTATATACACCTTTGGACATTTAAAATGGGACAAAATTCCATTATAATATAATATTATTTTATTGTATTATGAAGCATATCAATATCAAACGAAATGAACAGCAGATGATTAATAATTTTAGGAAGATGTATGGTAATCCCGATGAAGTTGTTATTTGTATAGGTGATTGGGAACAACGCAAACAAATGAAATACAAAGAACCGACATTGGGGATAGGAATACGAAGTTTGCTTCGCAAGAATAAATATAATATGTATTTGGTAGATGAGTTTAGGACTTCTTGTAAATGCTCCAATTGTGATGGAGGAGCATGTGAGAAGTTTATGGTAAGAAAAAATCCAAGACCAAAACCAAAGAAGAATAAAGAAAATCCAAAGAAAGAAAGAAAATATGATGAAATGCGGTTGGTTCACGGACTACTACGCTGTAAGAGCGGTTGTGGTGAGTGGAATAGAGACCGCAATGGTTCATCAAACATCTACAAGATAGCATACCAAGCAATACATAATTTGGAAAGACCAAGTTATCTATGTAGAGAAATTAAAAGTAATCAAGCAGTTTTACCGAATTGCTATAAACAAAATATACATAAGGTATGAAAAACCTAAACTTTGAGCATCTTTTAATGGGATTTTGTCCCATTTTAAATGTCCAAAGGTGTATATGTACTATGTTATTGTCCCCTTTTTATTTTCGGTCGATTTACTATTAGAATGAATGAACAAAATTACGGGTTTGTATTAAACGACATTAAAATAAAGAATAACGTTTTTAATAAAAAATCAAAAAACGCATTAGGGAAAATGAAAATCAACAGTGAAATCGAGTTTTATTTATACATTATAAATAATAATATTGGATTTTCTATACCCCAATTAATCGATTATAAAGACGGCGAGTTATCAATCGAATATATTTCAAATGCATCCACTCTTACGAATAAAATAAACAGGTCGAATATGTATGAATACATCGATAAAATTAAAAAACACATTCACCGAATTCATGAAATTCGGATACCCGTTTGCAAGGATATAATGGAACGTGATTTAAATATTGAACTGAAAAAAAAGGTGATTGATCGATTTCATGAATTTGATTGGAACGCGAATCCATTATATCATTCCATCAAATCCGTAAATAATATTACATTCAAAAACATTCATTATTATTGCGAAACGATTCATCGTAAACTCTCGGTTTATTTAGATGGACGTAATATGTATCATTTAATCCACGGCGATATTCATCTTGGAAATATTTTATTAGACGAAAACGACCATATGTATTTTATTGACCCAAGAGGGTATTTCGGGGAGTCGAAACGGTTTGGTCCATATGAATATGATTACGCAAAACTACTCTTCGGTTTATCGGGTTATAGTGTTTTTGATAATAGCATAGTCAATGAATTAACGATCATAAACGGTAACATAGAAATCGATTTTATTAAAGAATACGAATTTGTTTTTGAAAGTGGTGAATTTGATAAACCCACCGTCTTATTTTGTTTAAGTATTTGGTTAGCGAATAACAGCTGTTTTTCGAATATAAATAAAAAGATTACCAGTTTAATGATTGCTTATTATTATTGCGAAAAATATTTGGATAAATGTCTCTAATTAAAATGTATTCCATTGTTTCGCTTATTTATATAACTTGTAATAAATGCTATATTTGTAATAGATGTATAATAACAATCGCAGTTTATTAATGATACACAATCGTATAATATATCGCTCCCTAATTTAAATCCAGTGTATTCATGTAAATTGATAATAGTATCAAGATGTCTTTTATCTATTGAATGAGAATGGGATTCGATACCGTCATCTTTCACTCTATTTATAAAATCATTATAAAATACATTGCTTTCGTTGAAAACCGATTTTACTACATTTATATAATTGGAAACATCCGTTGCAATAAAAATGTTATACTTTTTATGTTTACGATCGAGCTCGTTTTTTATTTTTATTATCTTCGATTCGAAATTATTATCTCTACCGAATTTATGTGTCATTAATTGGATCATTGAACGTAAATGAATCCCAATCAATGGTTTTTTGGTTTCCGTTTTTATATGGTTTATGTGGTTTATTATACGGTCTCCTATTTTTAATTCGAAATGATCTTTGAAATAGGTAGAATGTCGTTTGTTTATTTCTATATCGTCTACATTTAATCCATCGATTGATTGCGGTTCAATAAATGGACTTTTATCTTTGTCCAATACACTCGCTTTCAAAAAATAACATTTTATGTTTTCATTCACATTTTGTAAATACTTAAAGTATAAAAAAAAAGAATTATGATAGCCATCTTCGTGATATTTAAATTCGTCATAATTTGTGCTAAAGTGACCCAAACAATGTATTTTTGGATTTATTTTTTTCAAAAATAGTCCGTTTTGTGTTAATATCGTCAATTGTGAACCAAATCCACTATTCCCGTTTATTAAGAAAATGATGCATTCGTCGTTACATATTTCGGGGTTTTCGCGTAACAATATAGATAAATCAGAATGGATATGAGTCGGTTTAATGTTTTCGTACCACAACATTATTATTATATTACAATATAACAATAATCGGATTTATACCGCATGGGGTTTTTTTAAATTCAATCATGTAAAAACCGTAATTCGTCCAAGCCTTTTTTATAATGAAAATTTTCGAAAGAACAAAAATGATAATCGTATTTCGATAAATTATAAAAAACCACGTTTGGGTTATCTGCAATATATTCATTATAAAGACCCGCTATAATTCCGGATTCGATTGCGATAAAATGTTTAATATTTAAAGAAATGGCCGCAATATCTTTTGCACTCAAATGATAGTCTCTTGTACATTTAATGTTTCCAACCTTTTGTGTAGTCACTATCTTATATTTTCTACTTAGTTTCATTATAAATTGGTTAAATTCTAATAAATCATAATCAAACTGACCTGAATTTGGGGTTGCGTTATTAATAAGAAAGTCTATGTTATTATAATAACCGTTCGTATATGTGTTTATTTCTACATATCTTTTTAATAATTCCGTATCCTTATAAACAAATTTCTCAATAGTTACTGGAATGTTCATCTTTTTTAAAACCGTATTATAGTATTTACAAAAAAACACGTCATACGCAATGATCGGTTCTTTAATTGAAACAAACCAATTATAATCATAATCACGTGACCCGATCCATAAATCATATACCGTTTGATTATTTGGAATGTTATCAATTGAAAAAACCTTTACATTATCTAAATTATTGAAATCATTTATTTGTGGATAATTTTCATGGGTACAGTAAAAATAAATGAAAATATTATTGTCTTTTAAATAGTGATGTATGTTATAAAAAAAAATAAGTGAATAAATACAATCACCTAAATGCAACAAGTTTTTTGTATATATTATTTTTGAATCCATATAATATAAATGGGCGCTTTTTATTTATTTACAGCAAACGAGTTTTGCACACACATATAATCATCAAACAAATAACAATCATTGTTTTTAAATATAGTTTCTGAACCGTAAATATAAATGTAATCAGTATGATGTTTTAATGCGTTATATCCAACCACGCTATCTTCGAAACCTATCATATATTTTGCCTTTTTAGAATATTTTTGTTTGGCCAATTCGTAACATTCCGGGTCCGGTTTTGATAATTGATAATCGTCTCTATAAATCCACTGTTTTATTTCTTTTAATAACGGTAGTTTTTCTTTGAATAATTCGACCGTTTTTTTATTTGTATTTGTGACTATACAAAAATTGAAATCGTTTTCTATTAAAAAGGATAAAAACCCCTCGCTGTTTTTTGTGAATGTGATGGGTTCTTCGCTCAATAATTGTAGCTTTTCCCGTTTCAACTTTTGAAATTCGTCTTCATTGAAAACCGTTTTTAAATAATGGTCTATATTGCCCGTTTGTATGATATGGTTCCATTTATCCAAATGTAAAAAATCCATATTCCTTTTTTCAAACGCTTTTTTATACGCATTATAATGCGCCGTGTTTGTTTCTATAATGGTTCCGTCCATATCTAAACAAATAAACAAGTCGTGTTTATTTTCAACATTTATTTTTGGATGTTTGTATTTTTCGAAACACACCATAATCGTTTCATCAAAATCGGTAAATGAATAATTGGTGATATCAAATGTATCATCTTGTAATTGTGTATCGTATGGTCTCGGTGCAATTCCCTCACTTTTATTATTATTAGGCGTTATATTTTCGGTTTGAATACCAAGATAGCTCCCGATTTTTGTACATATCGCGTATTTTGTAAATGTATTATAAGGGTTATAAAAATGATGTATTCCGTTATAATTATCAATACAATCGTAAATAAACCGGCATAAATCAGGAATAAATAAAGGTCTTCTGATACTATAATGATCCTCCGTTTTTTTCTTATTTCTTATATCCATAATATTTTTCGCGATTAGGGTCACTGCATTATCGTGTAGTTTACTTAGCTCCGAATATAATACAGGTGTTCTTATAATACAATACTTTTTACAATTTGCGAGTACGCGATATTCAGATATTAATTTCGAAATGCCGTAATTTTGCAGAGGATTTTTTGAACTATCCGGATAATTCGGTTGTGTTGAACCGTCAAAAACATAATCCGTTGATAAATGAATGAATTTTATATTTAATTGATTACATAAATAGGACGTCGTGTGAACGAAATCTATATTCGTTTTTTTTATTTCGTTCCAATTATTTTCACAAACATCCGTCACTCTTTCTACAATAGAAAATATACAAACGGTTATTTTATGTAAAACCAAGAATTCTTCGACTTGACTCGCGTCAAAAAAATCGACCTTGTACATATTTGGTTGGTTTATTTCATTTTTATTATATGTGCCGATATATTCCATTTTTTTATCATCTAATAACCTGCACATTTCTCTACCAACAAGTCCGGACGCACCACATATTAATATCATTTAATAATATGTGGTTCCATTTATTTAAGCTTGTTATACCAAAAAGACAATAAATCTTTAATGGTATCTCGAATTCCGATTTTAGGTTCCCAACCTAATTCCGCTTTAATCAAGGTCGCATCCCCGTCTTGATATTGAATATCGACGGGTCGCCATAATTTTGCGTTTATTTCCATTTCAATATTTTCCAATCCACTAAACTCAATCAACATATTTGTATATTCTCTCATTTTCAACGGAGTTCCGCCACATACATTATATACCTTATAATTTGAAATATCTTTCTTTGTAGCAACTAAATAAAACGCTTCTACAATATCACGGACATCCGTAACCGCACGCACGGTATCTAAATTACCAATTTGTAATTTATTATCTTGTTTTCCAAGCATCATGTTCGCGATTTGGACTGCATCTGATGCAATTGAAAATCTGGCACCTCTACGTGGACCAGTAAAGCAAAACGGGCGTATTACAGTTGCGTTCATTTGTTTATTTTCCATACGCTCACAAATATACAAATCAATTGCACATTTGGATGCCCCGTACGGGTTTGCTGGTAAAATCGCATTTTTTTCATTTATTTTACGGCCATCGATTCCTTCGTTTCCATACACCTCGACCGTTGAACAAAAAATAAAATGGCAATTTGGTTGATGATCTTGTAAACAAGTGATTAAATTAATAGAACCCATTACATTTGTTTCCCATGTAGAAATGGGGTCTTTAAAACTGGTAGGGGGGTGTGTTTGTGCAGCTAAATGAAATACCACGTCAAAAGCCTGCTCTTTGAATAGTTTATCGATGGTTCTATAATGGATAATATCGCCATAAATAAATGTGATTTTTTCAAACTCGTCCGTTGTGAGTAAATCTTTGATTTCTTGTTCAGAACCCCGGGTTCCTCGTAAAAGACCAAATACATTATGGCCTTCTTTTATTAGTTTTTTTGCAAGATGAGGACCTAAAAACCCAGTAATTCCCGTCACAAGACAATTCATAATATAGTTGTTTATATAAACGTGTTTATGTTCTTTATGTCGGTTTTATTAAATTTTTGTTTTCTCCTAATAATTGGTTTATATTATTATTGAGTCTTTCAACATATTGACCGCCAAACATAAATAATTGGTTTTCCTTTAATTGATTATACTTATGTAAAAATGTCCATGAACCACCGGTTTGTGCTATTATTATTTTATTGCATTTGATTGCGATTTCCCATATTTCTATTAAATTACTACAGCTTGGGTTTGGAATGATGTTATAATCTTTATCAATGTATTTTATATTTGGGTTGTTTTCAAAAATACTATCATAAGACGCCAATAGTACCTTATTTGTGTTACTCAACTCTGATATATAGTTATTTAAAATATTAATGTCGAAATATGCTGACCTGGCCACGTAATTAAATATAAATATCGTGTCGTTTAAATCAATGTGCGCGTATTTTTTAAAAAACAACTGATTATAGTATTGTATATCTTTTAATAACTCTCTTGGATGTTCTAATGTAAAACGAATACTTAAATTATATTGGGTGTTTATATTTTGAATTAAATTTTTGTATGAATGCATTGCGCTCATTATATCAAAGTCTCTATGATTTAAATATTCGCTATTGCACCATGTGTTAATAAACAATACGTCTTCATTGTCTATTTTAATTATTTTTGCGCCTTCTGCGACCATATTATTTTCATATAATTTTTTCAATATGGCGCTATTTACTAAATTCTCGGGTGGAGACCCGTTTATCAGATGTTCGTTATATTGTGGCTCAATATTGTTTAATCTTTTAATATTTGGTATGTTTTCAAAAAATACGTCACCGTTAATGGTATAATAATAAAAATCTATATCTAGGTTTAACCCACATATTATTCTTAAAAAAAACGACGCCATGTATAAATCACCAATATGATACGTATTATAAAAACAGATTTTCATGTAATATTTAATCTTATTAATAATATTCGTTGTACTTTTTCCTTCTACTAAATCAATGATTTCAATATTTTTTAGACTCGGATGTTTTTTAAATATGTCTTCTTTTGTGTAATCGCTTCCTTTGAACCATATATTCGGGTTTACCAAATTGATAACATTATCTAATTCCGATTGATATTCGTCGTTGGTTTCGTTATATAATATCACCAAATCTATAAAATCGTAATGAATCAACATATGTATTCTATCATTTAATTTATTAATGGGGCGCGATTTGCCTTTTAATCGGGCGATTTGTTCATCGGAACTTAAACAAACATATAATTCATCGCATTTTTTTCTACACATTTTTAAATTGGTTATATGACCTTCATGTAAAATATCAAAGCATCCGCATGTTAATCCTATGTTGTTTTTTGGGGTTTTTAATAGCAAATCGGTTAAATGATTTTTGGAATATACTACTTTATTGATATATTTATAGTAAATATTCGACATGCATAATACTTCAATTTCTTCGGTTAATAATGAATAATCTGTGTTTAAATCTATAAATGATCCGGATGTTATTCTTTTTCCGTCTGTATATAAACATCCATTCAATAGTAAAACCTTATCATATTTTGGTTCAATATCTGCTAAAATATTTGTTTTGAAAATAGATATATTCGTTTTATCTAACCAATAATTATCTTGATTCATAAATTGCATTATTTCATTTTCGTTTGGAACTCTTTCTAAAACGGAGGTTTCATATTTATCTTTATCTCTAAGATACATGTCTTTGATTCTTAAAAGATCGTTTTTATCTGTATATTCAATATTTTCTGTATACACTTCTATTTCCATTAATATTCCATTGTTTACATAGGAATGTATTCCGTGAAAAGTACATCTTGGAACAAAAAGAGAATCAAATACATTCAGTATTCTGTAATCATTATGTAAATTGATTTTGAAGCTTCCTGTTAACGGGATTAATATGGTGTCTTTCTTAAAATGGCAGTGAAGAGATGTTTCTTGGTCACAATTCACGTGTAATATCCAAATTCCAATATGTTTATTTTGATAAGCTAAATACTCTTTCCCCCACGGTTTATCGTTTATTTTATTGAAATAATCTATTTTTTCTGAGTTTTCTCTTTTTGTAGTCAAATAATGATTGCATAATTCTTCTTCTTCTTTGGTCTTTTTTATAAACTCCATAAATAAAATTTCGTTTTATTATTTTATTAGGAATTAAACTCTTACTTATTTATCGGGTTTTTTTATCACAATCTTTCGTTTGATTATAATAGGTTCAGAGCTTGGTTCTGGAAGTGGATTCACTTGCACCAGTGTATTAATCGGTTGATAATTTTGTATTACCAATTTCGGAACATTTAATTTGCCTGTCTTTTTCTTGGGTTTATCTTTATCTTGGGCTTTGGTTTTTTCTTTATCTTGGGCTTTGGTTTTTTCTTTATCTTCTTTCGTTTCTTCATCATCCGACTCAACGGGTTTGTTTAATATCTTGGTGATTTTATCGGTATTCACATTTCGTACCTTTTTGAAGATGAAATATCGATTCATAAACGAAATCCGTTTTTCCCCATAAGACATATTCATCGCCATTCTATAATCGGATGCGCGTTCCGGATTTCGTTTCAATTCATTCTCCATATTGGTAAACAGTTCATCGAATTTTCCGCTACTGTTCGGTAACCCCATTTTTTGTGCAACGGATTTCTCCGCCGGAACAAACCCATAATCCTCCATTGTTCTTACCAAATATGTGTAATTCACTAAATATTCTCGGAATTCTTTATTAATCGTTTCTTGATATACATCCACGGCATACCCCAGCCCCGATTCGTCTTCGGGGAACCCCGTTTGCGAATACTGTTTCGTCAACTCGTATATTTTCACGCCGTCTTCCATGATCGTGATACTTTCCCCCTTGTTTTTCTGACTGAGTAACTGAAACACGGAATTTCCGTCGTAACACGTTCCAATAAAATACCCCCCTACTTTGGTACATTCCGATACATTTCGCATGAATTCGTGAAACGACGTTTTATTCTCAAAGAAATAGTGTAGTGCAAATTGTACCGAACATATTTGAAACCCGTCGTGACCGATACCATATTGTTTATAAACCCCGTTTCCTAATTGTTCTCGGTCTTTCGGACCTTGTCCAAAAACCGCCCTCGCAATTTCACGGTCTTTTTCAGATGCAAACGCTTTTCCATTCCGAATATTTGCACCACTCGTTCCATTCACAAAAAGGGCATCCGGCATATTCTTATGTTTCTTACGTTCATTCAAATACCGAGCACAAGCCCCATCTAAATGATTCTGAATATTATCTTTTGAAACATCGATTCCAAAGACAAACGACAATTTCGCCCCAATCCATTTCGGTAAATCACCCGCTTTACCTACGGCCAAATCAATCAGCGTATCACGCCGCTGCGATACACCCATAATCAATTTCCGTTTCACAAATAAATTATGGAAATCACGTAGAGCCTTTGTATTGGACTGATTCGTCGTTCGGTTATAATATACATCATCTGGTGACCCATTGAATTCAGGGATTCCGATGCCGCTCGATATCATTTCCTCTTTAATGGGGTGATGTATCGAGGTCCAATTACTATTTGCGACGTGATATGCGTTTCCGTAATTTTTTAATCCTGCTCTCAATTCACTGGTTTTATCATAACGCACGCGTAACGGTTTCCATTTCCAAGCCCCCGTAAGTGTTTCATCATATGAGAATTCCACAATCATATCCTCCTCGAAATATTCCCCCTCTTCCGTTTTCATCACCATATGTCCGTTTCCCTCTTTTTTCAATTCCACGTAACAATAACACGCCGTCGGGTCCGATGGATTCGTCGGTTGAAACGGCACGGGTTTATATGTTTCTTCGTTATCTAACTCCTCGATTTTCGGTATTTTATCGTGAATTAAATCCGACCAAGGGTTCAGATATCCGTGTTTCCGTTCGTCGAAGCCACACCTCAAAATCAATATTTTGTATTGTTTCACTTCGGATAACCCAGACATATCAAGTCCGTCTTTGAATACATTATGCAGTTCGTCTTTTCCGGTCTTATCTTTTTTCGTACTCACCAAGAAATCGATGGTATTGTATTTGGGGGGTTTCCATTTGAAAGAACGTTCCCACGTCGTTTTATATAGAGGCCCCGATTTCCCGATTTGAGAGGCGCCCACCCCCGTATTCGTAGGGGTGAAAATCAATCCATCGATTTGATATTCGAAAAGTCCATCTTTCATATCCGATAAAATGCGTGAACATCCTTCGAAAATCTTAGTATTTGAAGTTACGCCCTCTGCGATCGTAGAATAAAACTGTTTACATACAAAACGTATATCGCACATTTTATCCGAATCGGACGGACCCCCCGATTCTTTCACCATTTTCGCCTCTTCGGTTTCGGAAACAAATATCGATTTCGGTTTTAATTTTTGAATAAACCGGTTCAAAAGCGGTAGTCGAAACTGTTTCATATCGTCCGTTTCCAATTCGGGCACAAACCCCAATTCTCGTACGCTTTTATTATTGATATAATAAATATCAAACGCTGCATATAAATTCAACGTGTTTCCGCGTTTATCATATTTCACGAATTCCCCGTCGACTATGCTTTGATGAAATGTTTTATCCATACATTTTGTTCCAGTAAATATCACGTTCATATTGGTATCAATCATATAAATTCGCCCGTTTTCCGATACGAATAATAATCGGCGCTCCCCGTCCGCCTTGTCCGTGACCGTATAATTTTTACGTATATTGGGTATATTCGATTCCTCCGTTTCCTCCATAATATTTTCGAGTTGCAGTGTATACGACGAGGGTCCGATAAAATCCTTTCCATAGATTCGACGTTTTTGGAAAGCATCGCCTTGAACCACCTTCATATATTCCATATGAATCGCGTCGCGTTCGCTATATCCAATCGGATAATTCGTCGATTGAATTCCCGATAAAACGATACGGATACATTTTCGAATAGACGCGATTAAATCGGGTGCATTATTATATCTCGACCCAGGACCTACTTTTGTATTCGCGATTTCCAGTTCGATTTCATACGTCTCTGGACTCGTAAATACTTCGGCTTCTTGAATCGTATATTGGGGCATGGGAACACGGTTCGTTTTTTTGGACCCTTTCACAATACTAATATCGGCATATACCGGGTATTCTGGGTGACTAAAACGCACACGGTTCATATAACGGAATATTTTTTTCGTATCATTCCACTTTGAAATAATGTTTTTCGCAATAGATGACCTCAATGAAATATCTTGTTCCATTTGATACGCCACGCGAAAATTGAAATCGGCGAAATCGACCGGTCTCGTGGACGGGTCGCCGTGTTTTCCAGGTGGTGTTTTTTGTGTGAATGCGATTTTATTAGAATACAGTGAAGTGGTTGAAGGTAAATCTAATAGTTTTTGGATACTATTCGTTCTACAATACTCTTGAACCATATCGATTCCCGATATTTCCGCGCGGATATTAGACATTCGAGTAACACCCGTTCTCGAATCGGTATATTCATTTTGAATACGAAGCAAATGTAATCCGGCTGGATTGCTGCAAACAAACCCTGCTGCATACATTTGTTGTACTACATTATCATAATCGATTTTTGATAATGGTTTTGCGACCCTACTATTTGTGCCGAACCTGACCTCCATTTCGCTTGTTTTCTTGTGTTCATTACTATAAAATGGATTATTTGCTAAATAATTTTGAACCATTTTTTCGAAATCCAACTTGGGATTCGAGTTATTTATGGGCTTATCAACTAACTCACTTTCTTTATTTGTATCCATAATTCAATAAACGGTATAATATAAAAGTATATATTATTTTATACCGTTTTCAATTTTACGTTATTTGGACGCTTTGCTGGTTCCGTTTTTATTGGATCCCTTTTTTACTGGATCCCTTTTTTACTGGATCCCTTTTTTACTGGATCCCTTTTTTACTGGATCCCTTTTTTACTGGATCCCTTTTTTACGGTATCCGTTTTTTACTGGATCCCTTTTTTACGGTATCCGTTATCCAAATACACTGGTTCAAAATCTTGTCGTACATCTCTTGTTTCTTTACTTTTTCCGAATCAAAGGTAATATCTAATATTTCAGTCATTTTTTCCAAATCCGCCATTTTATAACTGGAAATCGGTTTAATCGGTTTTGGACCATGTTCTATTTCAAACAAGGTTTCTTTTATATTTTCGATTTTTTCGTGTGTTGTATCCAAATCAATAAAATAGATTCCGTCGATAGAACGTCTTATCAATATAGGGCCGTGATCATTATCGTCTTTGCCGACTTCGTCTTTCCCGACTTCGTCTTTCCCGACTTCGTCTTTCCCGACTTCGTCTTTGCCGTACTTCAAATACGTTTTGGTATTTTCATCCACCAAATATACCGATAATTTATTTATAATACACATCGCATACAAAGTTTTTAAAGACGTTTTTTGGTCCAACATTAATTCAGACATTATTTCTTGTGTAGCCACTTTTGTAATCTTATACGTGTGTCCATCCATCGCATTCGGTCTCAATAAATTCGGGGTGGTTTGAATCGTTTTTATCATCTGTTGTTTTATTTCGATTTCCTTGTTTTTATATTTTGTTCCAATCGATATATAATCCAAATATCCATAGGTTGCAATATAAATACACCAAAATAGCGTGTCCGTTTGTGTAGGTGATATTAAATTTTGATTCGGATTCGGATTCGGAGTTTGATTCGGATTCGTATTATTAATTTTATCGGTGGTTTTATCAATAGATACAGGGTTAACCATATTTATAACAGGTTCGACTGCGATTTGCACACTTTTTATAGGTTCTCGTTTTTTCTCGGTTTCAACACGAAATGGCTTATAAATAAACGGTTCAAACAACGCCAGGGATTCGGGTGAATCAAATTTTTTATTAGGATACAAAATTTGATTTATAAAAGTCATTTATTTATTACCGATACTACTATATAATATGGTCTCCTCTTTATTCTCTTTCTCCGAAAAAAATGTATTTTTAAACGCGTCTTTCTGAGTCTCCAATAGATTCAACGTCGTTTCTTGATCCTTTATATATTTTATATATTCTTGTAAATCGGCCACCGTTTCTTCCGATAAAAAAGAAATATTCACATATACACCACTTTTGTTCTCGTTTAATTTGGTCATCGGGTTTTTCTTCAATATTTTCAATACTTCTATTTGATGCACTTTCGACATTCGTTCAATAATCATTTTCATTTCTTCTAATTTTGTTCCAGAACAGTTCATATGATATCATATGTTCTTTCTACATTTTTATATCATTTACGCACTAATTCTCCAAGACGGTAATGCGGGTTTTTTTCTTATTCGGGGCTGCGTTTTGATCGATAGACTCCAGTTTGGCGATTACACAAATATATGGGTCGTTCAATTCATACCTGGTTCCAATCACTTTCACTACAATATTCATGTCCTCTTCTACCGTATTAAATAAATGGTTATTAATATGATGGTCTCGCGCAATAAATGCGGTCACCGGCATATTTCCGTTTTCATCCAACACTTCCGCGTGAATACCGGCTTTCGTTACCGTCTTACATTTGGCTTTAATCAACATTCCTTCCACTGGATTACATACCATACATTCATAAACAACGTGGAAATCGACCATATCCAAGTTCACCGTTCCACTTGAATATCGTAATACATGGATGGAATCGGGTTGGATAAACCCTTCGGGCATGCATCTACCTTCGGTATGAGATACGGTTTTACGTTCTAAATTTTGTTTTACATTTTTACCGACCTCGGTTATAGACAAGGATACCTTTCTTTCCAAGAGAGATTTAATGTATACACCGTAGATTTTTCGTTGTTCTGGTTCTGTGCGTTTGTTACGAACAATTTGAAACGTATTCGACATGATATAGTATAGAGTATATTATGTATCTATATTATATTCAAAAATAAATCAATTTTATGAAAGAACGTTTCGACTTCTATCCAAGAAACCCATTATATTTTACCTACATCAATATCGCGGATTCGAATAATGGCGGCTTGTTCCGGTCTTAAATACCAATAGGTGTTTCCGTTGGACTGTTCCGTCATATATCGCATCAATGTTTCCAAGATAACACATAACCCATTATGGGATATCATTTTTGTCGTTTCATGATTATATACTTGTCTTTCCAAGACTGAATTCAATATCTCAATAAGTCTTAATTTACCCGCGATATCGCACCTCGCGCCTTTATTACGCGCCTTGGTAATATCTTTCACACAAAAAGTCATATCCGTATTTTTAAACAGTGCAAAAAATCCGACCAGCGAATTCAGTTTTTTCAAAGGCACAATGAGTTTCGATATTTCACTCGCAAAAAGGTTCGAGTCTTGGGGCAATCCTTCTGTCCATTCACTCAAATTTTCTGGGGTTTGAACATATATTATCCAAGATTGGTCTTTATTCAAGAAGATACCCGTTTTTTTGGCGGTTTTTAAAACCCGTTTATCGAAATACGATTTCATCCATTGTTCAAACGTTTCCGTCACTGGATTCTTGGAATTCGGTTTCCAAGAACCCGAATAAATCCATCGAATCAAAATCAGTTTTTGGTGTAATAATAACTCGTCCAATATATGGTCCGCGGTATATTGAAACAATGTGGTTTCGGGGATTTGATAAACGGTTTTTAAATGATCTTGGACTTTACGTGAATGAAAATACCAATCCCAAGATTTTTCTGAAACGGGTATCACTAAATTGGCTCCATATACGTGAGTTACATGTTCCAATAGTTCCATTAATAATTTTTGGTAAGCATCATAGTTATTATTCGACTCGACGTTTGCTGATTCGTTTTTGTTTACTACAATTTTTGCCGCCCAATCCGCTTGGGAAATGGGCAATTCTTTGGGCAATTCTAAAGAAATCGCCGCATTTTTATATTCCACCGGAACACTGCGTTCAAATATAGATGCATTGGTATCGGTGATTTCAAAGGGTTGGAACACATAATAGGCTTGACTTAGTTCTTTACCAAGTTCTTTACCCGATTCTTGGTCCCCCTTTCCATTTGGCGTTTTCTCATATTTATCAATCAAATACCCCCTTCGACCATAACGATCTACCAAGAACTCTTTATCGCGAATAAAAATAGAAAGAGCTTGGTAAATCTCTTCGATGGGATATATCTTGGAAACATTCACGGCTTGGAGGATGGTTTCTCTTTTATAAAAGGATTGGTCTTTAAATAATTCGCGTATTCTTTCCATAATTCGTATTTGATTCGATTTCAAGAAATCGGAATGATACGTTTCGTATTGAACCTGCTTGGGCTGTATCTCCTCTGTTGGTTTACACGTATATTCACAATTATCCATATAATCACATACATCCGTAAATGCCCGGTCACCGATTTGATACGTGATTTTTCGGGGATTGGAAGATAATTCGATTTCGATTTCTTGGTTTTCCGCCAATTCGTTCAATTTTTCCAAGGTGAAGTTGGTTTGACTGATATTCAATATACAATCCACCGCGTTTTCTTTCAAGAGCCGGGTAACTTTACCGATTTGAACCGATTTTCGCTCCGCCAATCGATATACATATAAATCGGCGCATTCTTCTTCGGGCGTTTTTTCCAAGATGGTGGAATGGAGATATAATTCCACATTTCGCTTTTCAAAAGGAAGATTGCAATGGCTTAAATTACGTACCCCGCGGCCAATAATTTGTTCCACGCGATTCATATTATACCATGGTTCCATTACATGGACTTGTCGAACATTTTTGAAATCCAAGCCTTCTGCCCCCGCCTTGGAAATGAGAATCACTTTTACTTGGTGTCCGTCTTTATTTCCGTGGTCGGTCACGTGTTGAATATCCTTTGCATTATTCGGTGAAAACGATTGGTCACCGGTAATCATCACATATTTGGCTTGTTTAAAGGTCGAGGGGTCCGAGAGTTGGCTTCTTGGTTTCATTGTGACGGAATCTAATACATCCGTAGGGGGCTTTTTGAAAAGCGATTTGGTATAGGATGCTGAACCATATCTTAGAAACCCCATTTCTTCCAAGGCGAGGGCAATCGGAACGACCCCCCCATCAATGTATTGGGAATAAATCAAGATAATTCCGGTGGATTTTCGAATAATATCACATATCGATGCGATTTTACTACTATATTTGGATAAATGTTCTTGGTGGAATATACGCCCATATTTATCCAACGTCTTTTTCTTATATTCAAACCCATATCGTTCGGGCGGGTTTCGTTTGGATTGGTCGACGAAACTCATAATATTGGATAACCCTTTTTTTCCAATGATCTCGGATACGTTTTCTTGGGATAATACCGCATCTGGCGTTTCGTCTGGGCCCTGACTTTTTTCGATTTGTTTATCAATTGTATCGCTTGGATAAACGATATTTAATGCCTCTAATGGAGACATCAACATGGTATAACCAAATCCATCCAGATTTTCTTCATTCGGTTCGTCGCCTTTTTTGAAGGGCTTCTTTCGCATATAATTGATAATTGCGCGATATGCATGTTCTTGGTAATCACCGATTTTAGTCACATATACATTCAAATACTTTAATGGGGAATCAATCGGTGCTTGGTTTAATTGAATCGTAGGATAGGAAAGACGTTTTGCTTCGGTTTCATCTTCGGTTTCATCTTCGGTTTCATCTTCGGTTTCATCTTCGGTTTCATCTTCGGTTTCATCTTCGGTTTCATCTTCGGTTTCATCTTCGGTTTCATCTTTGGTTTCATCTTGGCCCATGGTTTCGTTATCGGATTCTAACATAAACGTATGTTCCGGTGCAAATACATTCGGGTAAATGCGATAGGGGAATGTATATGGATTTTCTCCACGAATATACGAAACGTATCCAAGCAGTTTACGCCTCAATATTTCTTCCCCGCTTTCGTCACCATCGGCGGCCTTTTTAAACTGCCCGTCACGGTCGAATATATCTTTCGTTTCAATTTCCGCACGTCCGTCATTCACATTCATCAAATTGGTTAACCAAATGATTTCTTTATAGGAATTATACATAGGGGTTGCGGTAAGGAACAAAAAACGGAGATGATCTGCATGTTTCGCGATTTCCAAGAGCTGGAGTCCAATACGTTTATTCTTATTTTCATCCGTGATTCGAATGTTATGAGCTTCATCGATAATAATAAGGCGATTATTAAATACACGCTTGATATTTTGGATTTTCATTTTACGTCTTTCTTGGTCAGAATACCCGTTTTCCACGGAAACACTCGTTTCCGTCGTAATATAATTCGCAAACTCAATATATCCCATAAATAAATAATACTGATGAATAATCGCGCGAATATTATAGACGATTTTTTCTTTACTGAGTCCACTCATATTGGAGGGGTTGATTTCTTTCAATAGGGAATTCCCAATACATGACTGGATATTCCATACTCCGTCTTCATCTTGTTTCAGCTTGGATTCATTGAATAGTTGCATCCGAAAATTGTCTTGGACGTTTGGACTGGCCACCATAATAATCCGGTGTTTTTGATTCATTTGTTTCATGTACATGCGGGTTTCTTCTGATACACCGATTGCCGTACATGTTTTACCTGTTCCTAAACCGTGATAGAGTAAAAGACTGGTATAGGGGGTATGGACCGATAGAAAATTCTTCACAAAGAGTTGATGAGGCATCAGTTCGAATTCCGCGGAACACATACGGTCGGCGTGTTCTTTAATCGAATGAACCGTTCCGTCATAAGGTGTATCGTAAAACTCTTTACGCTTGGCGATTTTGACGTTAAATAGTGGGTCGTTTAAATCGGGATACAAAAAGTCGTAGTCTTGGTTTGATTGGTTTGATTCATTGTATTGGTGTTCTAATTTTTCTTTTTCAAAAAGGTATTCATTCGAATCGTCGGAAAGATGACCAAGCACGTTTTCGATGGGGGTATCTTCGGAAATACTCGGTATTATGATTGTATTGGGGGTTTCGTTAGATTCTTGGATTTCGTTATCTTCGGGTATAGGACTAATAATCGGTGCTGCTTTTTCGATAGGTAGTTCAGGTGGAATAACTAGTTTACGTTTTTTGGCGATTTTTATAGGAATCGTTGGGGGCGGGTTTGCCTCTGGTTCAGGTAACTTCGCCTCTGGTTCAGGTAACTTCGCCTCTGGTTCAGGTAACTTCGCCTCTGGTTCAGGTAACTTCGCCTCTGGTTCAGGTAACTTCGCCTC